CCCGCCTATGTCCTCGCCGTCTGCTACATGAAACTCCCGTTCAAAACGCTCTGTAAGCGTCTCAATTGGGTCCTCAATGCCCTCGTAAGCATAGCGAACGCTGGGATGTGTATCGTTAATCCAATCTATATTCATATAAGCTCCCTGTAGTGTTTAAAGAACGCAGTAATAACTTCTTACTGTATGTGTACATTGTAGCATAGGTTTTACCAGTTGTCAACCACTTCATGAAAATGACCCTATGCAGCAGTCGGGTATTAAAAAAGCAGTTGACATTTTGGACAAGTGACAGTATACTACACATACACTAAAGGAGCGACACTATGCTAACAACTAAACAATTTAAACAGCTGCAAGCCCGCATCCTAGCAGATGCAAAACAATTAACTAATGTAGCTAACGACAATGACAACGAGCAGCGTATGCTTGCTATTATAATGGACGTGTGCGAGCTAGCGCAAAGTTTCGATTATAATGTACGGGACATGCTAGAGACAGCCGAAGACATCGGAATGTACTAGCACTGGGGGTGGGTCCCCTGACTCTGCCAGCTCAGGTCAGGGACCGCTCGCCACTCCTCTTTTTCTGAGAGTATGGAACCGCTGACGACGGTAGGCAATTCACAGTGATTACGCAATGATATCTCACGATATGGCTAGGACTAGGTCCCGGGCTTAGGTTGACAGAGCTAGATCCTGACGTCAGTTCTCACCTAGAATCCTCAACTTCGATCACTGTTACGGCTAACTGGTGGGCCTCCCGTGAGTCGAACACGGCACCCAACGATTATGAGTCGTTTGCTCTAACCAGACATGAGCTAGAGGCCCTATACTATATATTATACACTCATTTCTTCACAGCGTACATGAAGTTTTGGGGAATTTGCCCGCCGGCTTGGAAAGGTGCGTGTGAGCTCATGCCCGCTGACTGACCCCTCATTTTAAGCGTTTGCTGTGCAGGATTCACCCTTTGTGGATCAGTCGTAGGTAGATCCGCGGGCACCCAAGTCCATTGACTGTGCTGTACGGGCGTTAGATCCCATCCGCTCCTACGTATCCAGTAGAGATCAGGTCCTTCTATCCCCATTTGATCAATGATGTTAGCGTATACAGAGTCCACACATACTACAGCGGCAGCTGCTTCGATGGCACTGATCCAGTCCCAGATATTGTCAGTACGTGCTCGGATCTCTATGATCTCTGCAGCGGGGTATTGCTCACTTAGCCACCCTAGATCTATATCGGCCCTGTGTGTGCTGCCCTCTAGGTGTACTAGCACATATTCTCCCTTGACTCCCAGCGATTCAGTCAGCTGACTCTCACGAGCAGGATCACGTGTGATGCACTCTGACAACCGCCACTTACGACCAAAGGGCACTCCCGCGATCGCATACTTGTACTGATCAAACTTTAACAAACTGAAGAACTCTGGATCAGTTAGATCTGGACGGGTGTTTAAGTACTGATATAAGTATAGGTTCTCGTTGGGATCACAGCCCGCTTTCATCAACTCCTGCAGCGGGGTCTCTAGGAAGAACTTACCAGCAGCGTCCGTCTCTATAGGAATCCAAGAGACCCACGGTGCAGAGTCTTTAAACGACTCATAGAACTCTACACATATGGGCCACACGATCTCATCACCTTGATCCGCATAATACTTCGCGATTGGTAATGCTATTACTATATCCCCTAGACCTCTCGACTGTATAATACCTCTCTTCATTCATATATCCTTGTATAATTGAGCACATTACCTGCGCCATACTGTGCTTCACCTAGCTGTTTAGCATGATAGTCTGAATCAGCGAATACTACTGTGTTAGCAGTCTGCAGCTGATTGATACGCACCCACAATTGATATTTGTACATACTAGTGAACCTTTCTTAGTTATAGTGCAGCGGGGTCTTGTATATAGTATACTGATCCTACTGTGTATACGCAATATTATACTGGAATTACCGTAGAAAGTCAACGGAAATGTTGTGGAGATCGGTGAACCACTGTAGGAAATCTGGTCCAGAATGAGTCAAATCTGGCTCAGAATAGGCTCAAATTGGCGCCGTTTTGGTTCAGAATCTGGTAAAAATACTAGGAATTTAAGGTAAAAAAATTTTTGGAGAGTGTGGTCGTGACAGACTATGCTAAATGGTTCCAACCATTTTTCCCATTCTTTCCCCCGGGCGCCGCCAGCCCTGACTCACCCTATCAACTATCTTCTATTAGTGAGAGAGTATCGTAGATACGATCCTTTGCAGCGGGGTCTTGCACACTAGACTATCGAGACTGTATAATAGTCACACACATATACATATACATCAAGTTAGAGTCACTGTGCGTAGCGAAATTAAAGCACGTATACACAGAGATAATTACTGTATATGTTATATCACTGTTATCGTAGTTACTTGCCATTACAAGAAGGCGATGCTCTATCACTAGCTGTACAGCGAGCGGGTGGTTGGATGCACATACGCAGTCTAGACTGTGTGGATTATCTAGTGCCCGAGACTCGTTCTTCACTAGTATATTTGTATGACTCTAGGGCGGAAAGAATACCTAAATTAGACTACATACAGTAAATATCTGTATGCGTTACTTGGTTGATCATCCTGTACAACCTTACTTTCCACATATAGCACTAGCTCCGTGGCCCATATCATATCGTGAACAACAAAGCGATTGGATTGAAACTATAGGCGTATTAGAAGAGTGGTTGAAGTCACATGTAGGCAGTCACTATACCGCTTGGATCTACGCTACAACTAGTGAGCAGGAATCGTGGCAGGCCTGCATAGCTTTCAGTCAAGCCAAATACAAATCCTTATTCTTATTACGTTGGGCTTAACTTTGTTTGTATATCAAATATACTAGAGCTAGTTCTGCTGCGCCTAGTATCAATAAGCTAATCCACATTACGATTCTCACGCGAGTTTCTGAGTTCATACTAGTATATAGCTCTTTTGCCTGCTGAGGGCAAAATTTTGCGCTCTGCGCTGCCACTTCGTGGGAAATCTTTGTTGGACTCTCGGCTCTGAGGTTTTACCATTAAATAGGCATATGACTCGTTCAATCAAGTGTTATGCTTATTATCCCGTGCGGTTGACATCGGGGGCTTGTGTATGTGATTGTGTTTATTGGATCGTGGGACTGGATCAGCATTGGGTCGCTACTCATCATACACAGCTACTATCAGAACGGGAATATGTTCTGCACCTGCTGACTGTTACTGTATAAGTGGACGGTCGGGGTCGTCTGAACCAATAGCTGGGCGTGGGGGAGTTGGTGCAGGTGCTACTTCAAAGGCTGCGATACGACTCTTATACGCTTCTATGTTCTTAGTCACGCGAGCTAGGGCACGTTCTATGTCTGCGATGCGTCTAGGATTGGGTACAACTTCGCCCTGTTGTTCTTTTAAGTAGCGAGTCAACTTCATCTGCTCAAACTCTAGCATCTTGATATGACCACGGATTTTGTTTAAGTTATACATATGACTATTTAGGTCGAGTCAGCAGTTAGGTCTGTGGTTCTGGTTCTTAGATAATTAAGTGTACAGATATTTTACATTAAAGGAATCCAATGTTAAAACCAACAGCAAACTTCAAGATGCCCAAAGAATACAAACGCTGGGCCGCTACTTACGTAGATAAAGCTGCTCGCCGCAGTTTCCTAAACGATATGGTACAGGCCGTGCTACAAAGCCAAATCGCTCCACCACGCAAAGAAAAGCGAGCATCTGCACCTAACCCTACAGCTACAACTTCAGAAGAGTAATGAGTCTACACTGGGCTGGCACTATCAAACACCGTGATGTCGTATGGGCTGAGCAATTAGCACAGCTAGGTCAGGGCCAGCAGGGCACGATTGATCCTGAGCAATCTGAACAGTGGACTGAATGGGGGCATGACCCTAGTACAGTTGAATGGCTAGAGTGGGACTACGCAGCCCTATACCCCCAGACCCTAGCCCTCATAGCTAAATGGACTAACCTTATACCCAGGTTCGCTACCCTAACTTGTTTGAAACCCGGGGGTATGGTACCCTTCCGCAGTCTACGGATAACCCGAGCACAAGAATGGACTAGGGTACCCGGACAGCTGATCAAACGCTATACCATATGGGTCAACCCTAAGACGCCTGGGCAAGTATGGATGCTGGATGCACTGGGTCAGCAGACCCTGAGCCAGATACCCGAGGGTGACTGTTGGCTATGGGAAGATTGGACCAAGCCCTGGGCCCAGATAAATCTAAGCGATCAGGACTTTTGGCTACTAGACTTTGTGGGTACTACTAGACTATGATCAACTTTCACGGCAACTATAACTTTATTGATTGGAATTGGCTAATTGATCAGTTAAAGGATCAGCAGGCTCAAGATAATCAGTATGAGCTAGGGGGTATACTAACCCCCGAGCAACAGCGGGCTTATGCTGACTATTGTGGCATCAGTGACTACTCACGCTGTTGGGTTATTAGGATTGACCCAGGGCAGACATACACAGACTCAGGTGCTATGGGTAAGGGTCCTAGGGCTCATACACACATGGCTCCTTGTGATCCCGGACACGTATGGTTCGCTGACGGGTTTAACTTTTACAACAAGTTCCAGGGCGATACGTTCAAATGGTCCAAAGCTGATTTGCCCCTACGTGCGGGCAACTGTGGGCGTATACCCATGTGGATTATGAATGTGGCCTAGACTGTAGCCACTTATCTAAAAGCCAACTGCTAGAATTAGCTTTTGTAGTACCCCCAACACCAAACTCAAATCTTAGCCTAGGATCCACTAGGGTCATTTCTGGCACATTGTCTGCACCACGATCGCCCCCGTTGGCAAATATGATCTGATCGTTAGGGTATAAGGCTAGCACGTTGCGTATGGCTTCTATGGCTGTGTCATCGTTGTCATTGAATAGGATAACTCCATCTACAGCTCTAAGGTTTTCTAAGATTATCACACGCTCCGGGATGGGCAAGAATGCGGCACCCTTTTTACGAGTTAACCACGCATCTGAATTGACACCTACTATTAGTCTATCACCCAGGGCCCTAGCAGAGTTTAGTAACGCAATATGGCCCGAATGTATAGGGTCAAAGCCGCCTGTTACTAGAACTGTAGTTGATGTGTGCATGTGCGTATTTAAAGTCAGAACTGGCCCTAGTAAAATTTGTGGCTGATATATACTAATATGACCGAAAGAATACTAATAATGGGTTTACCAGGTGCAGGTAAAACTACCCTAGCAAAAGCACTAGCAGAGAAAATAGACGCCGTACAGTTCAATGCAGATGATGTTCGTAAACATTACAACGATTGGGATTTCAGTTATGAAGGACGCATACGTCAAAGTAAACGTATGCGTGATCTAGCAGATGAAAGTGGTGATAGATTCGTAATCTGTGATTTTGTTGCGCCCTTAGTGGAAATGCGTAATAACTTTAAAGCTGATTGGACTATCTGGGTAGACACTATCCGTGAAAGCAGATACGCTGATACTAACGCTATGTTCCAAGAGCCCGAGTACTATGACTTCCGTATCACAGAACAGGACGCTAACAAGTGGGCAGACTTTATAGCTGATCATATCCTAGACCGCCGCCGTCGCCCTACATTTGATTGGCGGAAGGAAACTGTACAGATGCTGGGCCGTTGGCAACCTTGGCATGATGGACATCGTGCTCTATTTGAACGTGCTATCGCTAAAACAGGGCAGGTAGTAATACAGATACGTGACTGCCAAGGATGGCAAGGATCAAATCCTTTTGAAATTGAAAAAGTTAAGAGTTTTATCCGCCGTGATCTGGATCCCCTATATCAAGGACAGTATCTAATACAGGTTGTACCAAATATAGTAAACATTACCTACGGACGTGATGTAGGATATCGTATTGAACAAGAATCATTTGATGAAGCTGTAACCCAAATCAGTGCTACTAAGATAAGACGTAGCATGGGCATTGACAAATAAGTTAAATGCGTATATAATGTATTAAACGGGCCATTTTGAGCCTATTTTAGTCCTGTATATGGTCATTTGAAGTAATTATATACACGGCCACTACATTTGTTAGTGGCTTTTTGTTTTAAACACACACAGAGAGGAATTAACAACAAAGGAGGACAACGATATGTCTATAATACGCAAAGCAGTTTGTGCGCTAGTAGTATTATCGGTTCTGGCTTTCCAAAGTGTCAGTCATGCCGAGACCCCGCAAGTGACAGAAGAGGGTCAACCCAATCTAGCTGGGTATGTAGTAGCAGATGCTAGAGATAGGATTGGATCGTTCGTAACTGCGATTTCAACTCCCGTAGTCAATATGAAAGAGTTACAATGCCTAGCCCGTAACATATTCTTCGAAGCGGCCAATGAGCCGGAAGAGGGTAAGGTAGCAGTAGGCCTAGTTACACTGAACCGTGTCCAAGATGGACGTTTCGGTCGTTCAGTATGTAACGTGGTCGACCAAAAGACGATCTTTAATGTTCCCAAACATATTGTCGTGGAAAAGCGTCAGTTTTTCCGTACAGTTGAGGAAACTCAAACTGTCTACGTCAATCGTGCTGTGTGTCAATTCTCATGGCGCTGTGTGTTTGTCAAGACTCCAAAAGGAGAAGACGAACGTTGGGTAGAAAGTCAACAAATTGCTCGAGAGTTATTGTCTAGTGACGATACTTACAGTGATTGGCGCAACAAGTATGACGGTGCATTGTACTTTCATGCTACGAATGTCAGACCGCCCTGGGCTCATCAAAAGACAGCCATTGGACGTGTCGGAGGACATTGGTTTTATCAAGACAAAGAAGCAACACAACGAGTTGTCTATAGATAAATATTGTTATGAGAGCCCATGAATTTATAACAGAAAAAACCAGCGCAGCACTTTGCCATTCAGGTCGCCGTCTAGGACGTAGCGATTATGCTAGTTGTGTGAGCCAAGGGCTCCGAGCTCACACTTCTAAAGGCAAAGGTCATACAGATGGCAAAGGCCACTACTTAAAAGGCAAGAAGAAAAAGTCTACTAAGTACGGTGGCGATGTTCCAGATTACAGCTAATCAACAGGTGCGTATTTTAAATACGCTATGTTCGATAAACTACCCTGGCTAACCACAGCCAAACCAATAACATTTCAAACAACAGCAACTAATAGAGAACAAAGTCTCTGTGTAGTCCCATGGATACATCTTAACATCGAACCTGATGGTAGAATGACTCCTTGCTGTCTTACCAGTACTAAGGTTAAGAATCTAGGCAACATCAACGAAACCTCTATAGAAGAAGTGTGGAACAGTGAAGTTCTACGTACAATGCGTACACAAATGTTAAACGGAAAGCGTCCAGAAATTTGTAGCCGTTGTTGGAAGCAAGAAGAAGTCACCGGAGAAAGCAGCAGGATCCATCGCAATAGAGAATTTGGGCATGTTGTTGAACGTATTCCAGATATGACTGAGCCTGATGGTACAGTCAAAGACATGAAGTTGTTGTATTGGGACTTCCGCTTTAGCAATATATGTAACCTTAAATGTCGTTCATGTGGCCCGCAATATAGTAGTGCATGGAAACCAGATGCTGAAGCATTGGGTTGGATCAAACCTAATGAGATAGGTAAAGTTATTCAAGTAGACTCTGTAAGTGATAAAACTAACTTTGACTTTATAGTGGAACAATCGAAGTATGTTGAACGCATTTACTTTGCTGGAGGTGAGCCGTTGCTCATGGATGAGCATTGGCAAATACTAGACTTACTTGAACAACAGGATCGATTTGATGTTACAATTACATATAACACTAATTGTAGTAGCCTTACGCACAAAGGTAAGAATGTATTAGACTACTGGCGCAAGTGGAAGAAAGGACATATTGAAATATGGCCTAGCATTGATGAGATTGGACCACGTGCTGAACTTATTCGTAGTGGGTCCGATTGGAATAAGATTGAGCGTAATCTTATCGCAATGAGTGAATTAGATAACTTAATCGTTCGCCCTAATATTACAGTTGGTGCATTGAACGCACATCGTATTCCGGAGATTGTCGAGCATCTGACTAGTATTGGAGTTATTAACTCTAAGCAACACTATCACAATTGGTACATTAATCTTATTTTAGAACCTGATAACTTGCATGTTAGTATTTGGAATGAAACATTTAGAATGCAAACTATTGATAAGTTAACAGCATGGGCCGCCGAATACGAAAAGAAGTATCGTACTATGCGTATCTTACCTAAGTTAAATCAAATTATACATGAGCTTCGCCAACCTACTAATCAAGGTGCTAAGAATCGCTTTTTGCAACTGACTAAACAAATGGATGTGCTACGCCAAGAAGATACGTATGCTACAATTCCAGAATTAGTTGAAGCACTTAAATGAAACAACTGATAGAGATTAAACAACTTGAACCTGTGTTATATTTAACATGGATTATCAATAATATTTGTACAAACAAATGTAGCTATTGTCCGCCTATAACACATAATGGAACTAATCATCATTACGAATGGAGTCATGCCGAACAATTTATTAAATTACTGTTAACCAAGTACCCTCGTATAAATGTAGCGATAAGCGGTGGCGAGCCCACAGTAAGCCCCTGGTTCCGTGATTTAGTTAAACTGTTCTTTGATAACGGACATGCTGTTGGAATGACCACTAATGGTGCAAGAAGTGTTAGATACTTTGATGACATAGCACAGTATATGAGTTACATTGTATTCAGCTATCATCCTAGCTTTGAAGATCCAACACTAATAGACAAAGCTCTAGTTTCTGCAAAGCACACACCTACTTGCATATCAGTTATGATGGACAGTAGACACTTTGATAAAAGTGTCGAAATGTATCACAAATTATGTGAATACGAACAGTTAACAGTTGAGCCTGTGCGTATTACTCCTTGGATTAAAAGTACAGTAGGTTGTGATTATACAGAAGAACAAATCAAAATACTAACTTCGTTGCAATCAAAAAAAGCTACAAAAGGAGTTAGTCCAAAGATTAAAAGTCGCATAGGTGGAACATTCTACTATGAAGACGGAACAGTAGATGAGCGAGGAGATGCTCAAGATATTATTAATAAGAAATTAACTAATTTTCAAGGATGGCAATGTAACATAGGACTTGAAAGTTTATTTGTTTATTTTAATGGTATTATTAGAACAGGAAATTGTAATAGTAGTTTAAGAATCGGTAGCTTACTCGATATAGACAATATACAATGGCCTAGTGAAGCTGTAACATGCCCTCAGACATTTTGTCATTGTACTACGGATGTATATGTATCAAAAAGAAAATAATATACCTTGGCAATCAATAACACACTTTGGACAGCAGACTATGCTGGACCAAGACTTGTTTAACGTAAGTTGGATATTAGGACGCTTTTGTAATTACAAGTGTAGCTATTGCTGGCCGTATGCACGAAGTGATGTATTAGATCATCAGCCCTTATCTGTGTATATGAATACAGTAGATGAGATTAAACGACAAGCAAGAGAAAATGGATTTACTCGTTTTCATTGGAGCTTCAGTGGCGGTGAACCTACTGCCTACAAACACTTTCTCGAACTAATTAAACATTTGGATGATGGCCCTAAAGGTAGTGCATACCAAAGTATACATATGACTACTAATCTTAGTCCAGGAAGCAAGTGGTGGAAGAGTTGGTGTGATGCAACAGCTATGTTACAACGCCGTAGTATCACAGCCAGCTATCACGATGAGTTTGCTAAAGAGCAGGAGTTTGGGGACAAGTGTTTACAGTTGATGTACGAAACTGTTCATGTAACAGTTAACCAAGTAATGGTTCCTGAGAAGTTTGATGAGCTGTACGAACGATGCTTACGTTTACGCAAGCGTGGTATCAACGTAACACTAAAGCCGCAGAGCAATGAAACAGCCAGTGCTATTGTTAGTGGATATACAGAAGAGCAAATAAAGATAATGCAAAATGATTTCCAACAAGAATCATTAGGTGTGCCTGTGTACCAAATTAGATTAACAGATGGTAAAGACAATTACTATATAGATCAAGCAGAACGATTTAATGCTTTTGGTTTTAATCAGTTTAAGGATTGGACTTGCAATAGCGGGTACCAAAGTGTTATAATACGTAGTAATGAAGTCAAGCGTGGCTACAGTTGCCACGATGATATCCTAGGCACACTAACAGATGGATTTGATTTATTCAAACAACCACAGAAGTGTATTACTCCTAGCTGTGTTAGCTCGGCAGACTCAAAGATACCTAAATGCAAATAGATACTGATCACTTACATTATTGGATGTGTGCTATCCGTGAAAGCAAAGATCCTATGCGGACTCTTGATGCGTTCTGGAGTGGGCAGATACAAAGTAAAGAGTGGTTAATCAGAGAACTTCGTAAGCACGTTAAGAAAGTTGTTAGCATAGATATATACGGCGGATGGGTAGGAGTTCTTGCCAGCATGTTATTCCAATCAGATATCTACTGTGGTAAAATACGCAGTATCGATATAGATCCAGAATGTGAATCTGTTGCTAACATGATGAACAAAGCAGAAGAAATGGTAGGCAAGTTCCGTGCTATTACAGCAGACATGTGTACCATACGAAGTGATGCAGATGTTGTAATCAATACCAGCTGTGAACATATTACACAAGATCAGTATGACTTATGGTTAAGCGGAATGCCTCACAACAGTCTGTTGGTACTACAGAGTAATAACTACAATATAGCAGAGCATATTAGGATCGCTAATAGCCTAGATGAATTTAAACAACAATGTCATATTAATACGTTGTGGGCAGGTGAGCTACAGTTACCTAACTACACTAGATATATGATAATAGGACGACAATGAAAATATTAATGACAGGAAGCTCGGGCTTCATAGGATCGCATTTAGGTCCGTTAATTGAACAAGAACACGAAGTACATCATTTGGTTAGCGACTTAACTGATCACAAGTCTGTGACTCAAGAAGTTTTAGCATTTGCTCCGGACATCATAGTACATTTGGCTGCACGTACAGAAGTTGAAAAAAGCTTCTATGAACAATTAACTTTTAGTGAAGTAAACTATGTAGGATCTGTTAACCTAATTGAAACGGCTGCACGTATTCCTAACTTTAAAAACTTTGTGTTTGCTAGCACGATGGAAGTATACGGTTGGCAACCAATCAGTGATGAAGTAGAACAAAACGGAATACCAAATGAGTTTGTAGCGTTTGATGAAAACACAGTTCCTTATCCTAATGCTCCTTACTCTGTTGCTAAGTTTGGTGTAGAGAAATACTTAGAATACATGCACCGTACCTGCGACTTTCCATTTGCCGCTATTAGACAAACTAATTCGTATGGACGTAAAGACAATGAGTTCTTTGTAACAGAACAGATCATCTGGCAGATGCTGACTAACTCTCGTGAGATACGTTTAGGATATGCAGAACCATATCGTAACTTTATCTACATTGATGACCTGCTTGATGCGTGGATGGCTGTGATTAGTAATCCAGACAAAGTGCAAGGTAAGATATTCACGATAGGTCCTAACAATCCAATTAAGATACGCGACTATGCTAACCTTATCGCTCGTAAGCTAGGATGGGATGGAGAGATCCGTTGGGATATGAAACCTAAGCGTCAAGGGGAGATATATTGGCTAAACAGCAATCACAATCTAATTACACAAACATTAGGTTGGGAACCAAAAGTATCATTAAGCGATGGCTTAGATAGAACTATAGAAATTTGGAAACAAAAACTGAATGTACAAGTATAACGAACTACAACAAGTACACTTAGAGATATCTTCTCTATGTCAAGCCAGTTGCCCTATGTGTGCAAGGAATAACCACGGCGGGTTACCCAATCCTAACTTACCAGAAAAGAATCTCAGTCTAGACTTTTATAAAAAGATACTACCGCCTGAACTACTAAAGCAATTAGTATCTATATCTATGTGTGGTAACTTTGGCGATCCTATCATGAACAATGATTTGATTGACATGATTAGACATACAGCAGAACATAATCCAAACATTGATATTCATGTGCATACAAATGGTAGTGCTAGAACAAAGCAATGGTGGATTGATCTAGCACAAGCATTACCTAAGAATCATCTAGTGCTATTTGGTATTGACGGCTTAGAAGATACACACAGTTTGTATCGTGTTGGTACTAACTGGAAAAAGATTATAGAAAATGCAAAAGCATTTATAGGTGCAGGTGGTAAAGCTCGTTGGAACTTTATTACATTTAGACACAACGAACATCAGTTAGAAGCATGTCGTCAAATGAGTAAAGACTTAGGGTTTGACAGCTTCCAAGAAAAGCAAACAAGTCGCTTTATTGGTAATCCATACTTTGAAGTATATGATAAACTAGGTAATGTTACACACAAGTTAGAACAGCCTAATGAACAGAAGTTAGTGTTTATTGATCGCAAAACTGTAGAGAACTACAAAGAAGTATTTTCTAAAGCAACAGTTAAGTGTGAAGTAGAACAATGGCCTAGCGTATATGTAGATGCACAAGGACACTTATATCCTTGTTGTTTCTTAGGTAGTGTTCCTTATCAGTATTCAACTCCAGATAGACTAGTGTGGAACTTTATGCAAGAAAGCACAGGCGGTCTGTTAAAGAAACTAGAAGCCTTTGGTGGACTAGACGGATTAGATCTTAACAAGCATGATATGAAAGATATCATTGATAGCGAAGTGTGGCAGACTATGTGGGATAAGAGTTTTGATAACAACGAAATCCTTATGTGTGCTAGAGTCTGTGGCAAGTTTCCAGAACCTGTGATCAGTCAGTGCAGAGATCAATTCTTAGACTTAGATACCTTTATGAGTTAACATGGAATACGGCACAGTTAAATGGTACAACGATAGCAAAGCACAAGGAGTCATTAATGCGCTTGTCAGTGGCTATTCTGTGTATGTGTCTGCTGAGGATATAGTTGATGCACAATATCTGTGCGAACATCAATTCGTATCTTTCTATACAGACACTGATAGCATGGGCACACGTATTGCTAGAAATGTAAAGATCATTCCTGTTAAAGAAACAGTACTATGCGAAGTACCTCGTATCAGTGTATTTGAAAATGTTATTCCTCCTGAATACTGTAAGTCTCTTGTGAACTATTACAATCAAGCAGGTATGAATCCTAACTCGGGATATGTTAGCCGTGAGCAAGCAAGCGGACAAGTAACTGAACTAGTTGAGCAACGTGGAATCAGTAATGGCATGTTGCCCGTCCATGTAAACTATCTTGCAGATCTAATACACAATACAATACGTTTGCCATATAGTCATATAGAAGCTATTGATATCTACAATTATGAAGTAGGGCAATACTTAGATCTACATCACGACTATCCTTATGATCCTACACTCATACCTTATTATAAGAACGGCGGAGATCGAGTAGGCACAGGCATCTTTTGGCTGAACACAGACTACGAAGGTGGCGATACATACTTCCCACAACTAGATGTTAATGTAAAACCTACACTAGGCGGATTCCTATACTTTGAACAAGGATACGATGAAGCAACCAATTGGAAAACAATACACGAAAGCACTTTGATTACTAAAGGAACTAAATGGATATCAGCTTGTTTCTTTGCTAATCAACCTAGAGTAAAATGATATTAGATAACTGGACACCTTTCTGGAAAATAGATAGCGAGGATCATACACGTTGTATGGCACAGCAAACCTACGAACCTTTAATCAATCCAGAACGTACAGTATTCTGTGCAAACTACGATTGGGCTAACAAATATCAACGACACGAAGATCCTGTTAGAGAAAAGTATACACAAGAAGTTGTTGATTGGTTTTGGGAAAATGAATTATATCATATTCTTAAGTACCAAGACAAAGAGTATATGCCTAAGGTAATAGACGTTGATCACGATAAGCGTAGAATATTCTTTAGATGGCAAGGTGAGACCTGTAATGAAATTATATATTCTGGTCGTAACCTAGATGATTACTGTCCTACATGGCGAGAGCAAATTAAGCATATCTTTGTTGACCTGCATAACGAAGGAACTTATAAATTAACAATGTATCCTCACTGTCATTACATAGAAGATGGACAGATTAAAGCGATTGATTGGTATGGATGTATTCCTGTAACTAATCCTTTAGTTGATGCAAAGTACATGGATGGCATAGTACATGAAACAGCTAAGTTCCGTTTAGCTGAAACAGGCGCACTAATAGATAACAAGTATAATCTAGAAACAATGTTTAAGCGTTCTATGAGCGAACATGTTACTTGGGGCAACCAATCTATGATGTATATCTATAACGAGATATTCAAATGAAGTTTATAGCAAACACAGATAATCTTATCAATTGGAATAACGTAATTGAGTTATGCCAATCAAGCACTACGGGTGATAAGAATACAGTTAGTTCTGTTGTAGATAGAAGCGAAGCAGAAGCTGTAGGCAATCGCGGATTATTAGATTCATATAGAAAAGTAATAGGCACATGGCAACAAGCAGGATACGACCTAAATCAGATAGAATGGTATGATTACTATCCTGGAGAACATTTTGATATCAGTGTACAAGATACGTTTGCTAAACTAATAGGTGCAGAACCGTTGCGTGTGTTTGTTAGTGAAGTATATCCAGGAGTTACTATTCCTTATCATTGGGACGTAGAAGATAAAGAAGAAGAATGGTTAGCTGAGTACGGTATGCTATATCGATATGTATGTTGTATGGATGTACCTAAACCCGCTAGCGTACTAATGTTCGATACTGAAGCACTTACATTAAACACACAAGGCGATATCTACGAATGGAATCATTATAAAGATTTCCATAGTGCTGTTAACGGTAGCGACAGCCCACAATACTATTTTCATTTCTTAGGATATAAAAAATGAAATACTTAGGTATATGCGATATAATAGATTGGGATAGTGTAATCAAATCACTAGAACATCAAACACCTACATACATTGGACCTAGCCACAAGTTAGGAGATCCTATTCCCGGACTAAGCGAAGTAACAGATATATGGCAACGTGCTAAGTTTGGAGCCAATGCTGAATGGGATATGTTTATATCTGGTGATGCTTTTGATATATCTATCGCAGAACAGTTTATGGACTATGTGGGCATAGACAATTATAATACCTGTTGGATCAGTAGAATACGTCCAGGTAAGATGGCACCCTGGCATTGGGATGTAAATGATAATGAAGCAGAGCTAGGAGAGTTCCGTAGGTTCCATTGTCATATTGGTAAACCTGTACATGGACATGTATTAGTAGTAGATGATAAATGTTTATACAATCAGCCGCAGGGATCTACTTACGAGTGGAATAGTAGAAAGTCTTGGCATGCAGGAATGAATGCAGGACTTACTCCTAAATATCTTTTTAACATTTGGTAAATTATGACACCGATTACAGATACATTTTATATTGAAAAGTTTATGGAAATACAACAGCAGAATGTTGTTATGTATAAACTATTGCTTAAGATAAACGAGTCGCCTAAATTAAAGGAACAAGTTGAATTGGAATTGGGCGTTAACATCTCTGATGTGATTAAGAATTGCCCTGCGTAATTCGTCTAAGTTTGTAGGCTGATGTGTTTTAGGGCCTAGTTCTTCAAAGTATCCAAGCTGTTCGTATGTTGTATCTAAATCAAACTTCACTGTAGATTCTGCTAATAACTTATCGTTATAACGAATAGTACGAACTGCGTTATCTAATATAGCTGTATCAATATCTACTTCATAATCCTCTACAACAACATCTGGATCAGTATGCCATCTATCTGTGTATGATGCGATATAAAAACTAGCAATCTGATCTATCTTATTTTCTCTAGTCAGTCTAATCTTATAACAATCGCTAGCTAGTATCTTTTGATATATAGGATAGTCGGCAATTTGATCTGGCATAAACTTTACAACATAATTTGATGTTTGCCAATCTTGTTTTAGTTTTGATAACTTATCTATATCGTAGTGCGGTTCCGAATATCTTTCTAATCCGTACTTGATTGCAAGTGCAGACAATAAAGGAGAACTACCTGTTCTATAGTTTGCGTAGATCAGTATAGGAAACTTATTGATTTGCATGTTTAGTTAATGGAATGTCTGCCGCGCAGGTACAGAAATTACGATCGCAAACTACTGGTTCGCTAGGTACGACAAATGTGCCTTCGTAAATGTTACCAAGGCTTCCTCCAACTCTACAAGTTGCCCTGTGTACGTCTCCGTCCCAATTTATCATTAGGCTTTCTATACCTGCGTTGCAAGTCCAACCTTTGTATTTGTTAAGATGTAGTTTGATTACATCATTAGCATGTATTATTGTTGTATCATCTATGACAGTATTACCTTGTACTGTAGATTCTTGTTTCTTAATCCATTTTAAATCATCTGGATGATATCGCATATCGTCAAATAGATCGTGATCACCTTCAGTCCATCTTATTCGTCTTAGTGTACAAGATATCTGATCAGTTAAGCATCTAGCAAACAATGTATATGCAGATGGCATATGATCGTGATGGCACATAATCTGTGCAATCAATCTTACTTTAGAATCTTCTTTTAATTTACTTAACGTGCTATAAACTCGTTGCCAATCGTATTCTAAATGTAGACTAAACACATATTGATCAACATTAAGGCTTTGATAAAATTCATAAGGTAATGTTCCGTTAGTTGTTACACTGATCCAACTAACTCCTACATGTTTACAGTATTGGATAAGTTCTTTGAACTTAGGATGTACAGTAGGCTCTCCACCTGTAAAACTTAAACGGATAGGTTTACCTAGTAGTACTAGATTATCCACAGCACCTTTAAGTATTTCTATATCAGTATGCGGGCTTGAGTTGTCGTGTATGCTAGCTGGACAATAACTACAGTCGTAGTTGCATCTTTTACCTAAGTTCCATTCTACCTTAATAGAATCCTGATGCGGCCAACGACTGGTTACCTTAAACATACTTTACAAACTCCGGATTAACCATTTCAAATGTTTTGCTAAGTCGTGAACGATCTAATCGTCTGTTAAACATAATACAGTCTTGCCATAGCTCGCTTTGATCACGTGCTTGTAGATAGTTAATGTTGTCTTGTATTTGTCCAAGTGTGTATTCTAATACTTCTGGATTATCCTTGCACATCTTAAAGTCTTTGACACGTAGGCTTACAGCTTGTAATCTTTCAACAGCTAGCTCACGTAACTCTTTAGGTAATACTTGTGCTGACAACAGCTTAGGATATTCTACACGATGTGTATGGAATATAATACCTAAGTCGTTTAAGAAGTACTCTATCATCTTATCTAAGGTTAGTACGTTGCTTACTTGTACAGTAACGGCTCCGACGATTCTACGGACATTCGGGATCGTTTGTATCTCTTTAATATTCTGTACAACCTGAGTCCAGTCAGCGTTACCACGTATGTAGTCGTAAACAGACCCAATGCCATCAAGGCTGACGTTAACGGCAACTGATCTAAAAGCTGGCCAATATTCATGTATAGTTCTTCCTTTTGAAATTCCTAATGTTGTGCCATTAGTCGCATACTTTAATTCTATTTGATGCCCGTAAGGTTTAAGCATATCTAATATACGATAGTGCTGTGGATCCATTAAAGGCTCGCCGCCCGCAAACTCTACTCGTCTAAAATAGGGCAATAGTTTTTCTAAACTCGCCCACCATTCTGGGCTGTCTTGAAACTTATCAAGAAATGGTTTTTCTTCTAAGTTATGTTGTTCTACGATAGCATACATGATGTTACCTTCACGTCTATAGAACTCTTTAACTTCACTCCAGTCGTTCCAGCTTGTGCTATCCATAGGATGACACATTCGACATTTAAGATTACACAGGTTGTTTAGTTTAAGTTCCATTGTAGGAATCTCAAACGGCATTGAGTAATCTTCTTTTAGTTTATCTAATGCGTTAGGATATAAGTTAATACGTGCTTCTGGAATTTTACCTGCGATGTGTCGCATTCGTAAACTCTCTACACCCTGATCCTCTAAACTAAAACAAGGTTCACACTCTGGAGGACGCTCGTTGTTAAGCACTTGTTTACGAATACGCTTCATTGTAGTGTTATTCCAAATACCTTCTAAAGTATCATCTTGTATAAAGCCAATAGGATGGCTACGACAGCAAGCACATATGGCGCCGTCTTCTCTAGTTGCTAACCCCGTGAATGGGTGCATACAAAATGTTTTACTTGTTTTGTTCAATCGCCCACTCTCGTTCTTTACACCAGAAACATTCTCCACATGTTGGAACTACTTGTCCTGGCTTGTATGTTTTATAATCTAATCCTTCAAACTCACCTTCACAACTGCGAGTTATATCAAACAACTCCATGATATCTAATCTCTTATATTGTGCAACTATCCATGACTTATCAATAAAACGGAAAGGATGACTAGCAACAATATCCATGTGTATCATGTACTCTAGATGTTCAGTGTCGGCATTACGTTCAACATTACGTTCCGTCATACCTCCTAGGTCTATATCTCTAGGATTGTGTGTTACAGCATTGTAATAGGCTTTGACATTGTACTTGTGACAAAGCCATTCTGCGTATGCTCTTTGTTGTATATTATCTCCGCTGACAAATTTATTGTATTCATCAGGAATACTAGGACCTATGTTACCGTACTCTATATCTGGTGCAATGAAATTAACATGCCGTATCATTTTTATTTTTGGAAATCTTACAGACAACCAATTAAAAACTCTCTTGCTATCTTCCTGTTGCCACGGGCGAGTCTTCCACATCCTAGTATGGCTAATAACGTGTACTAACATATCGTTTGGTATTAGGCTACACAATAGGTAGGCTAGCAAGGCACTATCAGCACCTCCACTTAAACTTATAGCAATACTATTCCAGTCTTTATTAAATGGAATACGCACACCGTCTATATCATGAAACATCTGCATTTTCTAAATACCTTATTAACGGACTTACTCCTACAGGCTGTCCATCACGTAGTGCTAGATAGATACTGTTAGTTGGCATGAGATTAAAGTCATAACAAACTTTATAGTAACTACGGCTGTGCGTTGTCCATAGGTAATCTACAGGAAACTTTCTAATAAAGTGTAACCCAATCATTGCAGGTGCCCGTAGATTCATACGAAAGTCGTTCATGATAGTAATTGAATCAGCTTCAGTATCTCTAGTCCAGCGCAGCCCTATACGATTCCAGCCAAGCCCAAGACCTTTGGAAAGACTAATTCCAAACGAACGTATAGCTGGGTGATTGAAATCAAACTCAATATCACGGCAACAGCTAATCCAAGCCCCATCAATGTGTACAGCAATCTGTTTATCCAAACACTCATCTAATATATCCTTCATTTGTATATGCGGCGCTCCTGTGCTTGGGAACGGCATAGCAATTATTAATGGTAATCCTTTACGCAAGTATCCTGGGATACTATAAACTAAATTTGGATTTAGCCTGCTGTGATATCTATAATCACCTTTTAGTGTTTGTACAGGACCTTTCATATACAAACTATCAATAAACTGTGTACACCCGTTGATAATGTCTACACGATTGAATTGATCAAATCCAGATATAGTATTAATTTTACTATCTTTTAACCAATCTGTCATTTCTTTTTTAAAATTGGTGTAGACTGTGTCTGTAATATCACGATCCATTTTACCAGAAAGTACATCTTGTATTGTTGACTCGATAAGATTGTCAGAAAGTGGTTGAGGTCTTTCAACTTCTAGATATTCTGCAGAGTATGATGGAGCGATCTTATAGCGTGTCATGCGAATATTTATGGTCATTATAGTAGCATATAAATATTCGCATGAATGACACAGCAAAGGTTTTTTGGTTACAGCCTGAAGACACACAACTTGGTAAATGGCAAAAACAATTAGCCGATGTTACAGGATCTCAATCGCTGTGTGTCCTACCATGGATACACTTAGCAACTCGCCCAAATGGTGATATGCGTATATGCTGTGTTGCTAATGCCAGTGGCGCAGACAGTGGTGACTATACTGTTGGCCTAGTTAAAATGGAAGATGGTAAACCTGCTAACTTTGCACAGGATTTACCAACAGAAGCATTTAACAATGACTACATGAAAAGTGTACGTAAGACAATGCTTGCTGGAGAAGTTCCCGCCAGCTGTTTAAAATGCTATGAAGAAGAAGCCAAAGGTATTGTAAGCAAACGTGTTTGGGAAACAGGTACATGGCATCTAGAAGAACAGCTAGACATTAAAGAACTTATTGCAGAAACTGAAGCAGACGGAACTGTTCCTTATAAGTTACAATACTTAGACTTACGCTTAGGACACACCTGTAACTTAAAATGTATTATGTGTAGTCCACATGATAGTAGCATGTGGGTTCCTGAACATAAGAAAGTCTATCCTATATTCCAAAGTCCGTTAATTAAAAAACAAATGGATTGGACCGCTGATGACTTTAATAACAAGTGGCATGAGAATCCTGCGTTCTGGGAACAGATATACGATCAAATTCCTAACATCAAACAGTTATATTTTGCTGGCGGTGAGCCCTTGCTGATCAAAGAACACAAGATGTTCCTAGAAGAAATAATCCGTCGTGGATTTGCAAACCAAATTAGCCTACGTTACAATACTAATGGTCTTCTACTTAATGAAGAAATCATTGAGATATGGACACAGTTTAAAAAAGTTAAAGTTGGATTTAGTTTAGATGGTATGGGCGAGCGCAATCATTACATCCGTTATCCTAGCGACTGGGCTACTATAGAACAGAACTTGCGTAGATTAGATAACACACCCGACAACATACAAACTAACATAGCACTTGCTGTACAGATCTTAAACATCAAACATATTCCAGAGTTTATCAAATGGAAAGTTAAGAGCGACTTTAAAAAGATTAACATGGATACAAACGCATCTGGTCAGATAATGGGCGGCGGACTTGTAGGAGTACACCTGCTATGGATCCCTACGTGGTTAAGTCTACGTGTATTGCCTAAAGAAGATAAAGCAGAAGTGCGTAAACTATTTGCAGAGTTGCAGGATTGGTTATGGAAACACTATACACAGGATAAGGAATTCTGGGAAGTTAATCCGTACGGATGGAAACGCTGGGAAAGTATATTAGATTGGATGGATGCTGAGGATCATACAAACTTGCTTCCTGACTTTAAAGAATATGTAACAACTATGGATGCACAACGTAAGACCAACTTCAAAGAAACATTTCCAGAGCTAGGGCATCTAATATGATCAACGCAACAATATGGCAATGTCCTCCTGGACTTATAGAACAAGCATTAGCAGAACATCCAATCACAGGTAATCGTATTGTATTGAATAAGCCAACAGGCGATTTCTTTTACGACCCTTGGATCATTAGCGATGAGTTTAAAGGAACAGTATGGGAACAAGTATTAGATACATTACCTTATAGTATAGGTGAAGCTCGTATTATTACTTTAGAGCCCGGAGCGAGTTATATGGCACATGCTGATATTGATAATCGTTGGCATTTAAATTTAACAGGCGAACATTCTTATCTAATTGATTTAGATAAAAAAGAAATGTATAAACAACTACAGGATAATCGTTGGAGATATATGTTTGCTAATAGAATACATACAGCCAGTAACTATGGTAGTGTGCCACGCAGACAATTAGTAGTGCGTGAGCCTTTAAAACATAGCCATCACACTGACCTAGTAGCTGTTGAAATAACTCCAACGTATGATCAGTTTGATTATCGCTATCAGTTTGACAATCAAATAAGTCCTTGGCTTAATCGTAAGAACCAAGAAGGCACATTAGATAATTTTGTCTACAAAGATACGTTTGTATCGTTTAGTATAGCAGAACATGTAAAAGATGAATTGTCTGCTTTCGACAGCAAAAGGTTTGATATCAAATATGTCTAAGGTTTGTATAACAGGAACAACACGCGGCATTGGTAAATCTCTAGCTGAACACTTTAATCAATTAGGGTGGGAAGTTGTAGAGCTTAATCGTGGAGATAAGATAATTGAATCTGCTGTAGGTTGCGACTTGTTTATCAACAACGCATACATAACAGGACTTCAAATAGATATCTTTAACCAACTGTACGCTAGCGTTGCTAAGATGGTTGTAATGGGCAGCATAGCTTCCGATTATCCAGATCCTGAAATGCCCTTGTACAGCATACATAAGAAAGAACTAAAAGAACGTGTGTTAGAAGTTGCTAACAGTTCTGCTACCAAAGCAGACATCTTGTTACTACAGCTGACAGGTGAAAGCCACAACAATCCTAAATTGATAACAGACACAATAGACTTTTGGTTAGCCAATCCTACAGTAAACTGTGTAGCATTTAATCCCGGAGAACCTAATAGATGAAAGTTGTAATCACAGGACATACTAGTGGCATTGGTAAATCTATATACGAATACTTCCAATCGTTAGGTAACTGGGAAGTTGAAGGGCTTAGTCGTAGCAACGGATACGATATTGAAACAGACTTTGACAAGGTAGTAGAAGCTGCAAGTGGCTGTGCATTGTTTATCAATAACGCATATCGTGATCAGCAACAGTTAAAGTTACTTAATGCCTTAAAAGATAATGTAAAGAAGATGGTAGTTATGGGTAGTGTTAGTCGCTTCTATCCTGAGATTATTCCAACTCAATATGTACACGACAAACAAGAATTAGCAGAAGCCTGCAGACTTGCTAGTATAGATCCTAAGTCTATTCCAATCCTGCATTTAGATTTAAGTTTTATAGAAGGCACTACTATAGAAGAAAAAGATGAATCAGCGTTTGTTAGCGACAATACAACTAGTCATAAAGACATCGTTGATACTATTGCGTTTTGGTTGAATCATCCTTCTATTAGGCAAGCTGAGTTTAGATGGAAACTAACACCTTTTGTCTACAGCGAATTTAAACGCATCAATCCCGGATTAGATCCATCTAGGATAACGTTCTAGGTTCTCAAGGAACTTGTCTGGATAGATGCGCCAGACAGTTTGATCTGTGTTACGATAATTCATTTCGCATACTCTTTCTGCGATACCTAACTTGGCCAGTGTAGGAAAATAATGTCTGTGTACTAGACGTTGACTGGCAACTGTGCTTTCGTTGCTGGTAGCATACAATTCTCCTTTGGCCCACTCAATACACGTTGGTAACAAGAATTGATCTGTTAAGTTCTGATGTTCAGCAATTAGTTTCTTAGTAGTAATAAGTCCGCCGTTAGGTCTTGCATCTCCAAACGTACATGTACGTGCAAGCACACGATAAGCATTAGGACCCATCTCTGGAAATGAATGTGCCGCGACAGATCCTACAGCACGATCATCTTGATACAAAATCCAAACAGCCCACTCACGTTCATTCTTAAAACAATCTATCATTGCCTTTTGACTAGAGTTATTAGCAAAGCCTCTACGTTCTGCTTCTGCATAAAACTCCGTTAAGCGTAACGGCTGTGTCCACTGTATGACTTTATACATAGATCTCTTTGGCACGCTCGATAAACTCTTTAGGATAGTCTGCACTAAAACTATTAAAGGCCAGCATCTGTATATCTTTAATAGGTGCAGGCTTATCCCAATCTATGCCCATAGCATCAGAATGTTTCTTAAGTTCTATCCTGCGGCCTTCGCTAATATGACTAAGGAAACTGTTTACTGTAATAGGTGCTTCTTTATCATCATAGGTAAAGAAGTAGTTGATGCTCTTTAACTTTCCGTCTACAATAAAATAACTGTTAGGATGTAGACTAATCTTATACCATCCCAAGTCTTTGTGTGCTTGTAAGATAGCCAGCATCTGTTCTTGCCAATCTGGTAATACCGCATCAAAGTCGCAAGCTCTGTTCAAGCTACGTTGCCATAGATCAGGTCCATCTATTTCTAAATAGATCTTACGTTCTGGAACATTTACTTCGCGGATCTTAGGAACCATATCTGGATTGTGCCATGCCATGTTAGATAAGAAGTGCATCTCACGTTGCCATTTATCTTTCATTAGTGCAGGATCTACTTGGTTCATACCTTTGTGATATTCGCTATCATTATTAAACCATTGACAAAATACTGTTTTGTCTTTGTTTACCAAACTGGTATAAACTAAGTTGTTTCTCCAGGGCTCGCCCCCAGGTATTTGATTGTAGTAGTATTCAAAGTTGTCTTGCATACCCTTAATTATAGCATAAGTACGTGCATGATACGCGGAATTGGCGGAAAGCCCTACATCAGTTTAGACGAACATCTTGATATACAAGGATTTGTAGATCTGCATCCAGAAATATGCAGAGGCTTTGCGTTGGCCAGAGATTATGCTAAAGAAGGCACATGGATGAAACCTGGCTTTGATTGGAAAGACGCTAGCTATACAGTCAATTGGAAACCTATCTATAAAGCTGTTGAAGAATATCTGGCATTACCTACTGAACATCCTATTCGTAAGAATGGTGATGACTTATACTTTACTGACCTAAGTGATTTTAAGAATCGCAATACATTTACCAGATATCTAAAAAGCGTACTAGGTGCAAGCGATCCTTACATATACTATTTCTTATGGGAACAGGGCGATTGGAATCAGCGTAATGCTGTCCGTGAACCTACTGAAGAAAGCAAATACTTTCCAGGTGTTGTCCGTTGGGTAAACAGCCTAGTAGAACAAAACATTATTAGCCAAATTGGACGTGTGATATTCTTTCATTGCGATCATAACGGACTAGCATTTGAGCATAGAGATTTAGATGCAGACAATGGTGTGTTAGATAAAGATTCATATACTGATCATCGTAACGAGTTTATACACATCCGTTATAGAACCAAGCGTGGATTCTACATTTGGGATCCTGATACACAAAACAAATACTATATCAATTCACATGCAGGCTTTTGGAATGACGAAGACTGGCACGGTGGAGATACTAGTAACGAACAAGAGTATGCACTACGAATAGATTGCGTGTTCACTGATGAGTTCCGCAAGAAACTAGGCATAGATCATTTAGATACTTACTAATGGAATACATAGGCAACTACAGTAGTTGGGTTGAACCTTTATGGGAACATAAGGTATTAACAACTGACGGACAAGCTCGCCCTCGTGACTGGCCTCCTGCTACGGCAGTCGAGTCTGCAGAGTACGACCGGTATCAAACAGCAGGATATGATTTAACTACTGTTAACTGGTGGGTGTATGAAGAACAAGATCTAAACGTACAAATAAAACCTACATGGACTACAGGTAAAGTACATTGGTGGTTCACTAAACTACTACCTGGACAGTATATGCCTGTACACACAGATCCACATGCACACGATGCACCCTGCAATCGTTATTGGATGCCCATGCAAGACTATGCTCCTGGCCATGTATTCATATACGAAGATCAAATGATATCTAACTACAAGATGGGCGACTTGTACAAGTTTACAGATTCAACAGCACTACACGGTGCTGCCAACATTGGGCATACTCCTAGAGTCATGCTAATGATTACTGAATATCTATGATACCAAAAACCTATTGCATCTATCCATTTGCATCAGCTAGCTTACAAGCAGACAATACAGTATTGCCGTGTGGACAGTTTATGAAGTCTTCTCTGTTTAAAAAAGTAATTCCTATCAACGAAGTGCGTACAGGTCCTGTGATGGAAGAGATGCGCCGTAAGATGTTAAACGGAGAACTAGTTGAAGGTTGTCAATGCTATGCAGAAGAAGCGGCAGGCATGGGCTCGATGCGTCAAGATGGCATCGCACGATTTGGATTCCAAACAGATTTAAAACTACGCAAGTTAGAATTAGTATTTGATAATGTATGCAACATTAAATGTCGTAGTTGCGGAAGTGTTAACAGTCATCTATGGTATGAAGATGAACTAGCACTTTACGGTGAAACATTATTAGATAAAAAGTATTCTAAGAATACCCTATACACAGACTTAGACTTAACCTACTTAGAAGAGATTGAAGTGTTAGGTGGAGAGCCTACAGTTAGTCCAGGTACAGCAGACTTCTTTAAAATGATACGTGAACAGGATCGAGCTCGACAGTTACGCATACAGTTAAGCACTAACGGAGTTGAACAAGCATCAGGTGATTTGTTAGATGCTATGCTAAACTGTAGATACTTACATCTTAATGTAAGTGTTGATGCGTTTGGATCTTTTAATGAATATGTGCGTGGTGGTGCTAAGTTTGAAGCGATAGACAATAGTTTACAATTCTACAATACACTTTATGAAAAGCGTCCTGTTGGTACTACTAACATTGTTGTCCATACTGTGGTCAGTATCTACAATGCTAATAAACTAGACTTACTTGAGAATTGGGTAAGAGAACACTTTCCTAACTTTCAGTTAAGTTATCAAGTGGCACAGTTTCCTGTATTCCTATCAATTAAAAATACACCACAGTCTTATAAAGATGCCGTTAGGAAATATATTACTAATCAAGAGATAATAAATTATCTTGATTCTCCAGGAGAGGATTACTTCGCTCACTTTATTAACTTTACTGAACAATTAGATTCTATTCGTAGCGAACATATACACAGCTACAACGGATTCTTATCTAGCTTTATGAATCTATATCCTAACAGAGTAGAGTTATCTGAAAGCCAACAGTTCTTTAAACAGGCAATAGTTAAACTAAAGACTTAACACCAGTCCTGATTAATATGCCATGTTGGTTTTATTAGTTGTTTAATATCAGTAACAGTGAACTCACGTACTCGTCCTATCATACGCAACTCTGTAAACCCACTTGCGGCTCGCATAGTAAAGTTAAGTTGTGCATCAGGTATGTGTGCTATTAGTTGTTCAAGTATTTGATTTTCTTTGTATACTCGATGTGTTAGCGGACTTAACATAGTTGTACCTTCGTAACAAAATATGTTAGACAAGTTAATCATAGTAGGTAATGTATTATCAAAGTACTGTGTAATATCTTGATCTTCACCTAGCAAATCTAAATGCACAAACTTGTAAGTTACATTATCTAACTTAGGTGCATGATTGCGCCAGTAGTCTAATGCTCTTAGATTGTAGTCGTAGAATATAACTGTGTTATCCGTGTTTGGATTTAGTAATTCAAAATAAACAGTTCCGCTTGCAGGTATGAACAGTTGTTGTACATCGCCCTCTGCGGCATTAGCCCATTCGTTGTTCTGTGTATGTACAAAGCGAGTAGCACATACTCGTTCTCTGTGATAGATCCAGGGTAAATGTTTTTGCCAATCCTTTTTAGATTCTGGATAATGATGTCGCTTGTTATCTCTAATAGAATCTGTAAACACTTCTACAGTTTCGTTATTGGCAAATGCTACTGACAGTATATTCCAGCCGTGTGCTTTATGAGAATATAGTTTATCATCCCAACCTTTGTCAACCCATGTTGGAGTATAGTCATCGTGTATATTGTGTGTACTACGTATAGGTTCGACCTGTGTATGACTAGCGCCTAGTTCTTGCTGGCCAATTATTGGACAGTTAAATTCTTTATAAGCACTTAGATTAACAATATAACATTGTTGGTGCAATTCATAATACGCATCGCCTCTGTCTAATACATGTCCTGCAATAAAGAACTGCTGTTTGCACAATTCGTCTATCGCATCAAAGAACTGCATACCATTAATAAATTCTGTGCCTGTACTAAACACAACGGCATGTGTATAAATCTGTTTACTTACGGCCTGCAACAATGTATCTTCATCTAGTCCTTGATATACATCGTAACCTTTGATGTGTAGATTAGAAATAGTAAAGTCGCTTTGATTCTTAATTAGTTCTTTGGAAAAACCATCACAAGCAGAATCAGTTCTGTCAACAAAACAAAACACTATCTTAGATGATCCGCCTGGGAATTTTATTATATTCATTATAGTAGTACTTATCTATAAATATCGGCATGAGAGAAACTTATTGTGCCTTAGGTTGGACAGGCTTAAACATTACTCCAAGAAGTGCGTCTGTTTGTTGCTGGTCAAGCGAACGCATTCCCTATAGCCAAGTCAATCAGTCTAACGCAATAGAGTCGCCGATACTGTTTGTTACTCGAGATAAGATGTTAAAGAACGAGCTAGTGGCCGGATGCTCACAATGTTATCACAACGAAGACATAGGCATATGGTCTAGGCGACAGCACGCTAACGAAAGAATTGGTAGAGTTGAGGAAGTTAAGTTACGTACATTAGATATTAGTTTTGATAATATTTGTAATTTAAAATGTCGCGGATGTATTAGTGCTGCTAGTCATTTGTGGAGAGACGATGAGGAAGCAATATATGGTCGGACGTTCTTTGATAAGAAATATGACAAATCAAACTTATGGGAATCTATAGATTACAGCGGACTTGATAAAATTATTGTATCTGGTGGAGAACCATTCCTTAGCCCTAATGCAGAAGCATTCTTTGCCAAACTAGATAATATTGAAAACATTGATTTAACTGTATCAACTAACGGAACGGTTTTGCCTGGCCCTGCATTTTACAATGCCCTGTTAAATTGTAAATCGCTTGACTTATCTATAAGTTTAGAAGGGTACGGGTCAGTAACAGAATACTTTAGAAGTCTTTCAAACTTCGATACAGTGATCGCTAATCTAAGAGAATTAGAAAAACTTATTGATCTACGTAAGACAAAGACATTGATACAAATTACAACAGTGGTCAGCATATACAACGCTACTAAGTTATCAGACTTAGGAGATTTCCTTAAAAAAGAATTTCCAAGAGTTGCATGGTTGACTAAAGTATTGAGTTGGCCTCCACAGTTATCCTTAAGCAACATGCCCGAGGATCTAAAAGATATAATGCGTCCTGTAATAGAAAGTTATGGACCTAGCCAACAGCACATACTTAATCATTTAAACATGCCCGGAGATAATCTGTTTGAGCATTTTTTAAACTTTCATAATAAGTTAGATGAGCTACGTAATGAAAACTTAAGAAACTGTAATGAATTATTAGCAGACTATGTTGATGCGTATCAAACACAAAATCCTGTTAGGGTTGACAGCAAAGAATTTCTTAATACACAAATGTTAAACTTATTGAGCAATCTTGGCTAGATTATAACTTCTAACTACTAATTCTGCAAATTCTTCTAGCCTTTCTCCGTACCCGTAACTGTGACCAATAACGTGCATACGCGGTTCGTCTGATTGATTTATTACAGCATGGGTATGTCTAATGTTTACGATAAAGGCTTTGCCTTCTTTAAAAGGCACAACACCTTTGCCTTCTAATACCATATAACAGTTGTCTGGTTGTATAACAGCAATATTGATTGGAATCCCAAATGCAAGTGCATCAAAGTTTTCTTCTCCAGGAAGTCTACCAGGCATATCGCTATGTGGATTAATTGCACAATCAGGTTCTAGTTCCATAAATCTAATTCTGCGATACTTGTCTGTAGGAAACTGTGTTTCCCAGAATCGTCTAATAGTAGGTGCTCTATACGATAATGAGGTCCAATGATATGGTACTGTCTTTTCTTCAGTGTATCCATAGTTTGTCCAAGCACCTGTGGACGCAATATCAATACCATGTAAGCAAGCACTATTCCAACCTGTGTTTTCATCTTCCCTATGCGGAACTAACCAAGGTGCAGACATAAGTGATTCTAGTTGCCATCCTCCAATATCTATATTAATATCGAGTTCAAGCCATCCAAAGTCTGTTTGATTTAATAGCCAGCTGGCTATTTCTATATTCGTAGTAAGATTGCTAGGGACATCTGGCAATGTCCAAGAACAGTCTTTGTTCTTTTGGTAAAATTCTAAGGTGCTCATATCTATCATGTACATAGTTATCCGTGCATTAAATACAGGATAGGAGACATGGATGCCCAGCTATTTTGGTAATACCGAAGATTTAATTGATTGGAAGTCAGTACTTGAATCAATTAAAGATAAGAAAGGGATATACGACATATATAACCCTGAGCTAGAGTATGACGATTCGAAACCTGCAGAAGAAACAGCCGCAGAAAAACTAGAAGTAGACATGCAAAGAATGCTCGAAGAAAACAAGGACAAGGATTACTTTGGGGATATCGTTAAGACTGCTCGCAAAGTACTAGGTGCATGGTGGGACGTTGGTTATAAGAAATCTGAAGTATACTGGGAAGATTTTTACGCAGGTGAGCATTTTGATATCGCTGTGCAAGATGCGTTTATTAAACTAACAGGAGAAACTCCTATACGTGTATTCATAACACGATTACTTCCTGGTAAAGTTGCACCAATGCACTTTGATGTATTTCCTGATCTAACTCCGTATCAAGCCTTAGGTGAAGTGTCTAGATATACTTGCTTTGTACAAGAACCGCAATGGGGACATGTTCTTGCATTTAAAGATGCTTGCTATCAAAATCAGCCCGTTGGTAAAATTTACAAATGGAACCATGTTCACGAATGGCATGCGGCTGCAAACATGGGCCTAACTCCATATTACATATTTCATTTCATAGGTTATAAATGACACGCTTACCACATGACAAACGTCATCTGCCCTTTGGAAATTCTGCTGCTATAATGGATGACGATACGTTGTCTGTATTAGATCAAGTGGACTTATCATCTGCTCTAGCAAGAGATACAGTTGCTGAATACTGTGCTACCTATAGAGATTGGATACTATCATCTAAGGGTAATACTATAACAGGGCTAGAGCAGTTTCCGTATGCTTGCTATTCTAATGGAACAACAGAATCCTTTGATAAGTTTTATATCAAAAATCGCACTAGACGTTTTCGTTGTTTCCGCGGCGAGTATATGTATCATCAGCTGATGTGGCGCAACAGCTGGCCGGATTGGTTCTGGTTAGATGATGCTTGCTTAGATCCTAACGATGCTGTAGTAATCAGTTTACCGTTTAGTGACACGGGCAAAGAACATCATTTGCATCAAGCTCTATTAGATGGATGTGATGAACTTGGAATTCCTGTGTTAGTGGATTGTGCGTACTTTGGTATATGTTCAGATATTAACTTTGACTTCACGCACAAGTGTATCACTGATGTGGTGTTTAGTTTAAGTAAGACATTCCCAATAGCACATGCAAGAGCCGGCATTCGTTTTACTAGAACAGATGACGATGATAGTTTATTCGTATGTAATAAAGCAGGCTACGTAAACAGAATTGGCTGTGCTATTGGACTAGCATACATGAAACAATTCTCTCCAGATTATATAGTTGACAAGTATAAACAAACTCAACTTACATTGTGTAACAAACTATCGGTAGAAGTTAGTAATACTGTATTGTTTGGTATTGGCGGAGAAAAGTGGCAGGAATATAATCGCGGGTGTGCTACTAACAGACTTAGTTTCCACAAAATGCTACACTTAACTCCTGAGCAGATTAATGACCTACACTGGTAAAATAATTAACTTTGAACTACTGTATGCAGATGATCCTATAAAAGACCTGCACAAGCGTATTCTTGTTGACATTGATCAAGCGGCCGAAGAAGGTTGCGATGCAATCGTTGGGCTGATGCTGGTCGATGGATTCTTATATAAAAATAATGAAGAATTTTATGCAATATTAAATGCTGTCCAAGATTATGCAACAGCCAAAGGTATTAAAAAGAAAATACTAGTACTAGGAATGGCAGAGCAATATCAACACAAACTAGATGCTAGAGGACTAGACTATGAAATAGTATTTTGGGACTTTAATGTTAATCTAGTATATCAATCATACAAAGATAAATCAACAGCACAATGGAATAGCTCTGCAGATAAGTTTTTATTCTTAGGCGGAGTTCCTAGTCGTCCTAATCGCATATCGCTATTGTACAATTATTACATTTCTGGTTTATTAGAAAATAGTGTTTGGAGTTTCTTTCCTCCATGGACTGACAATGATAAAATAGAATGTAGACAATTATTAAAAGACGTGCCTGCTAACATATACGATAAATTTTTAGTAGACTGTACTAGCTCGATTGATACGCTATATGATGAAGCAAAGGACTATTCAAGATTGTCCAATACAGAAATTAAACAGTCCAATATACATAATACCCAATGGTGCCAGGATCCATCTTATATAGATCCTAAGGTATTTGAAAGTACAGCATTTAGCGTAGTATCAGAAGGTAACGTGTATGCTCCGGGCAATGACTATAGATTTTTAACTGAAAAAACTTGGCGAGCTGTTATTAATCGACATCCGTTTATATTTGCTGGAGAACCCGAACAGTTTGCACATTTAGAATCTTTGGGCCTACGTTCGTTTACAGATTATCTAACGATTAAAGACTATCCTTACATAACATCAATTCAAAATAGATTCAATGCTATTGTAGATAATACCAAACATTTATTAGAAACATTTAAAGAACACTCTGCTCAAATACAAGCAGATGTAGATGCGAACTATAATGTATTTTTACAAATAGTAGAGCAGAACAAGCAAACACTTGATAAGCTACAACAACAGTATTCGCTAACTGATATAGATTATTGGTTTGGTCAAAAGAGTTTTACACATTTGGTATAATATGGACATAAGAAATTACCAGGGCGACCTTACAGAAATTACAGCAAAACTGCATGAAGTCTTTGAATACGATGCTATTGCTGAATATCTCAAAACAGCGTATAATGTAGGAGCAGACAATAACGATATCGATCTTTACGGCAAGCCCGTTAAGGATTACGACAATGTAGATACACACTATCTTTCTTTATACAGTTTAGAAAAGGGTGATGTTTGTACTGTAGACAGCTTTAAAGAGTTAGTGTCAATTGGTAAAGCATTGCCAGGAGTGAACAAGATACAAATGGTATTCATTGGTCCTAACTCTTTAGTGCCGTGGCACAAAGATGGGATGCACATGACAGATGAAGAACGCGAAAGAATAAGCAAGTGCAACATCTTAATTCCTGCATGTGTTCCTAAAGGTACAACAGAACTAGTTGGAGTTCAACTAGAAGATACAATACTAGATGTACAAGATACAATAGTATTTGAAAGTAAACATCCACACTATGCTTGGAATAAATCTAGCGAGTGGTGGGTTATATTAATTTGTTACACACAAAGAGGATTTATAAACGAATGAAGATATCAACACACAACCATTGGGATCCACTAGAAGAAATTATAGTAGGCATCGCAGATCACGCTCGTGTGCCTACAGTAGATCGTAGCACTATGAGTATGAGCTACACTAACCATCCTATTGAAAAGATTAAACCTTTAGAAGGAGCATATCCTCAAGCGTTAATTGACGAAGCAAATGAAGACATGCAAGGACTTGCAGACATACTTAGCAAGCTAGGTGTTATTGTACATCGTCCTAAAGCAATTGATCATAGCGTAGAGTTTAGTACTCCTGAATGGAAAACTACTGGTTGGTATACTTGGTGTCCTCGTGATTTGTTATTGCCATTAAACAATCTAATAATCGAAACTCCTAGTAGCTGTCGTGCTAGATACTTTGAAACTCGTGCGTACCGTGACGTAATGCTATCTGCTATCAAAGATGGCGTCGAGTGGATCGCGGCTCCTAAGCCTATCCTACCCGATGAAAGCTATCAGTTTGAAGACATTGATCGCAAGCCAAGCCTAACAAACTTAGAGCCAGTGTTTGATGCGCCTAACTGTGTGCGTATGGGCAAAGACATTATGTTCCAAATTAGTAACACAGGTAATCACTGGGGACTACAATGGTTGCGTAATACACTAGAGCCACGTGGTTATCGTATTCATCCTGCTGAACACATTTACAGTTACGGACACTTTGACAGTACGATCATTCCCTTACGTCCTGGACTAGTGCTACTAAACAGTAGCCGTGTTACTCCAGACAACTGTCCTAAACTGTTTGAGAAGTGGGACAAGATATGGTTCGAAGATTGTGTTGTGCAAGGTAGCAAAGTACCTGGGGGTGTTGCTCCGTGTAGTCCGTACATCGGTATGAACATCCTTAGTGTTAATCCTAACACGATTATTTGCGACAGCACACAAGAGCCACTAATGCGTGAACTAGACAAGTATGGTATCGACAGTATTCCTGTACAGTTCCGTCATGCTATGACACTAAGCGGTGGCATACATTGTGCTACACTAGACCTACGCCGTACAGGCACATTAGAAGATTACTTTTCATGATAGAATACGTTACCCGCATTGAGGACTTTTGGACAAGTGATTTACAATCGTTTGTATTTCCGCATCTAAGTCCTACCGGGCAACGTGATAGCTTTCATACAAATTACAGTAAAGCAAATAATGATTTACCGCAAGCATTTGATAGCGAAATACCTAACTACGAAAAGTTTCCTACAGCACTTGGATTAGATAATGTTGCTGTTAGCTGGACCTGTATAGAACCCGGACAGGCTATTCCTATACATCAAGATGCTTTTTATAAACTAAGACAGAAACATTCTGTAGATATAGAACAATGTGTTAGGTATCTAGTATTCCTACAAGATTGGGAACTCGGCCACTTTGTTGAGTTTGAAAATTTTGAATTAACCAAATGGCATAAGGGTGATGTTTACAAGTTTGATTATCAAGCTACCCATTGTGCAGCTAATGCTAGTAACTCTAGATTTGTTACTTGCCAAGTAAACAGTCTTAAATAGACTTATATAGAGGACGATATGCTTACATCACTACAAACACACTGGGACAATAAAACACTCGACTACGACTTAAAAAAATATAACTGGCCTGCATGGGCATTAAGCGTTATCCAAGAAGTCGCTCCGCAAATTAAAGAGCTAGAAACAATGCACTTGTATCTAACTCCTGCTGAAATCGTTAAAGTTGGCAATCACGTACAAAATGCGTGTAGTCGCAGAGACTTTATGGAACGCTTTGATGAGTTCGCTATGAGTGTAGTTCCTCAGCGTATTGATGGTAAGCGTTTTATGATACAGCGTCAAGGTACTCTGCGTGTTGTTATTCCTAATCAAGCAAAAGTAGGTCGCAGACTTGCTTTCCATCAAGGTATCTTTGTGGGCAACGGACGCGGCTGTAGAACTATTTGGACTCCGTTTACCAAAGCAGAAAAGACTAACACCATGTGGATGTTAGACTTAGACATTAGTCGTGTGATTACTAAGCGTGTTCTTGCTGAAAAATGGACTATGGAACAGTTTGAGGACGAGTGTTTAAAACATGCTTGGCCAGTAACCTTACAACCTGGACAAAGTCATCTGTTCTTCCAAGAACATATTCACGGCAACGTAAACAATGATGAAGGGTATACTCGTGTTAGTATGGATATGCGTATTCTTATTGAAGGCGAGGAATGGGGACGTAGACTTCCTGGCGGCTTTATGCGATTACCGGGCGACTATGAAGTAACACAAACTGGTGACTATACTGGTAAGAGCTTTATTACCTATGCAGGATGGAACAGTACATTTAGTAAAAACATTCCTTTGCCGATGCAACGTGCTATTATTGAGCCGTATTGTGTTAAAAACAAGATTAGTTACAACAGCTACGAATTTGAAAATGAACACATGGATTGGCAACCAGGACTAGAATATTATATTAAAGAACGTCCAGATGGCATCGTGCTATCTAGCATGTATGCACTTACTGACGATGTTGTTCGTAGAAGTGAATTGCTACAACTAGCATTAGACAACGGCGTAGAATTGCATTTTGCTAACGAATTATGTGCGTTGAAAACTGTAGATGATCTAGAAAAGATTGAAACTTACTTGAATTTCGCTGTTCCGAAAAAGGGTCCGTACGTCTGGGAGGAGTAAACTAAATAGTAAGTTATGAAACAATTCTTACTAGACAAATTTAATTCTCTTACTAAAGATACTTTAATAGCGTTTACAAATGCTGTTACTAAAAGTATGCCTGTGTTCAAGAGCGGGTTTACAGGGCTACCGATATGGGGATATACAGATACCGGGTTTTGGACAGTACACCCTATAAATACCTGCCCTGAGCTACGTTTTTACGGAAATGACGGCTCAGTACATTTACTAGGTATGAGACACGATCAAACATATTTTGATTTATATCAGCGTATCTATAATGATTTTCAAAATACCGGTTATCGTTGCTTAACTCCTGTGTCGATTGAAGAAGTTAGCATTGTTCCTCATACAGATCTTTATTTTAATCTAGATAATCAAAGTCAGGTTAGAACACTTTATTACACTCAGTTTACTTCACCAACAGGCGGAATAATAACTCCTGCTTTGTTCTTTGGAGAAGGGTTTGAAAACACAACTACTTTGCCTGTATTAACAGAACTAGTAGATCAGTCTTGCAAACTTTTATCTACATTCAAAGAAGTAAGTATACCATTTCCTAGACTAAGTTTAAGTTACGAGTACATGGGAATTGATAATCAAGGACTGTTCCATACTATATTTCCTACACCGGCCGCAACAGCTGAACAAGGACTTGCTGTTCAGCAAGAAGCAATGGATGTTGTTACAAACTACGCATTAACAAACATGTCTAGTGATGAACAACAAACACTACAAACATTAATGAGCGAAAAATGGCAACCGTTAACGATTTAAACTTTCAAGTAACTCTTTGGAAAGACGACACTAAGATGGTTAGAGCCGATGGCAATTTCCTAATTCCAAATGCCTTAATTACTATATTGAATTATTTCCTAGTAGACAAGCAAGACTTTTACACACATATTGAATTACGATATAAAAATCAAGTTGTTTTGTTTGCTGAAGTTGCAGACTTCACGTCAACGCTGAATTGGCTGACTCCAAAAACTTTGATCGAAGCCATTTAAAGTCGTTTATCTTTTGTAGTTCTTCTGGTTTATCTTTATTCAACTCGCCGTAAGCTCTACCTAACTGTGCTCCTTCAATCGCATTAATTCCGTATTGAACTCCTGCACCCTTAGTACACCAAACATTTAATCTTTCTTCAGTTTCTGCATCAACTTGTCCGTTGATAACCTTTGAACTTAATTTAACACATTCTCTAAAAGCACTACGCCATGCGTTAAATGGATCTGTGTTAAAATATGTAGCTGATGCGACTTCTGGTACAGCAGTAAAGTGCTTAACAATAGAAGTAGTCATGTCTACGCTGTTAGTATCCATGTTCATAGTTGCTACTCTCGGCAATAGCTTAACTCCACCGTTACCGTAACTTAATCCATTGACAGGGTTTAGAGCTTTATAAACATACACACTTTCAATCCATACACCGTCTGGATCTTTAAATGTAAATGTATCTGCAATTTGACTATCGCCATCTACTACCCAAAACATTGAAGTGCGTGATTTCCTTGCCGCAAGTATGTGAGCATTATGTATTCCTTCAACTCCATGCACCCGTCTAGCAAATGGAAATCGTGATTTTAACTTTTCCCAATTAGCATCTGCGTTCGGCTCATTATAAGATATAAATGTAATATCAAACATTTCTTTTAGTAACCCACATAACTTGTTCTACGGCCTGTTGATACTGTTCTGCAAATGTTCCTACTACAAACTCGCTGATAGTAAGATCTGCTAATACAGTCTTTAGATTGAACTCATTAGCAAGTCCGCGACCATAACGTTCTATTTCTGTTAATGGATCAGACGATGCAACTTCTTGCCAAATAGTCTTAAGGCAATCAAAGTCACGCACATCAACCCAATTCCAATCTTCGCAGGTTGCTTTGTAAGCACCGTGACGAGCACCAAGGATAGCCCATAAGCCATTGTCTACGTGTGCGCCAATGCTCATCCATACTTTAAGTCTATGTAGATTGTGCCAGTGCATTTCATCAATACTCTTAGCAACTTTAGATCCATTAATCAAACACATCTTAACACCTTCACGGAATCCTGCTCTCCATGCTTGGAAAGGAGTTGCGTTAGGATATGTAACAGAGTAACTGTCTACCATAGGACGATAACCGTCTTCCCAACAAAAGTCTACTTGCCCTTTATCGTCTGTTGCGGCTTCGTGCGATCGCATGTTTAAGATAAAATCTTTGCGCCATACTTTAAGACTACCGTTGCCGTATCGTAAGCCATTAACAACGTTAACTCCGGGCCAGCTAAATGCTTGAGCTCCAGAAGGTATATCTATTACTTGATCAAAGAACTTAGTATCTACAATGTTGTCTGCATCTACAGTTATAAGCCATTCAGTATCGCTTTGCCGTGCGGCTTCTTTGTGGCATTCGTCACTGCCTTTAACTCCGTGAACACGTTTAGCCCACATACACTTATCAAGTAAGTCAGCCCAATTCTGTTCAGCATTAGGTTCATCGTAACTGATAAAGATACAGTCTAATTCTGCTATATTAAGTTTCATATTTGTCTCGCCCAAACACTAACTGTATTATCAAAATCTACATTAGTCTGGAATGTTTTATCTTTGCTTAATTGATGTAAGTCTAAATTAAACTTACATAATAATTTAGTTGGATCTTGATAGGCCGTTACATAAAACGTTGACAGTCTATTCTTTTCAGTAACTTTATCTTTAAACGTTTGTTGAGCATCTTCTTCTAGGCTATCTAAATCTAAATCAAGTGTAAGTGTTGAATCAGCAAAACTAACTTTAATGTTAAAATGATCAAAGAACATGATACGATAATCTAAGTCACGAACTATGTTATTTGAAATAACATCTCTTCTACTTAATAAAGTAGATAGTTTGTTTTTTAGAGTTCCGTGTCCGTTTTCAATACTTAGAAAATGATCGTGCATCCTGCGTTGATGTGAAAGTAAACTTTCTGCATCCTGTTGACTTAGTGTGCAAGTATCAAACCCTTCTGGAATTTCTACGAACGGAACTCCACCAATAGATACAGGATTCAATGTTTTGATTTCATAAAGTGCATAAAAGATATGACTCATAGTGCGTCCTTTAATGTATCAATTATTTCATCTGTAATTAATTCTTTCTTTACATAGTGCAGGAGTTCTGTTTGTTGCCATACACCAATTTTAATCTGCCCTTTAGTATCTAAACTAAATCTTAATTTTTCGTTCCAGTCTGATATGTAACTGTCCCAAAGTTGTACAGCAGGCTTCATGTGTGTGATTCTTGGAAATTGCCAATCTGGATTTGTTGCGTCATCTACAATATCTAATATGATTAGTGCTAGTGCAAACGCTTCATCTGTAGGAATAGTATTCAGCCCACATCCGGGAATGATAGCGTCAATAAACTCTGCAGGATTATCAGTTATAGTTTTAACCAGACTAAAGAATTGATTGCTAATATCAGCTTTACGGAAGTAAGTCCACGCATTATACACATTAGGCCATTTGTTTTCAGCAAACAACTTTCTATAGTGTCCGTAGTTTGTTATTAGTTTACTCTTGTAAGTTTGTGGTGCTGTAGTTACAAACAGATCTTTGCTGTCTACCAAACTCCAGTAGTGCGACATGTCCTTAAGGAATAGCATGTCTGCATCTAATAATATAGTTTCGTCAAACGGAGTATAATCATAGGCTCTACTTCTAGCATCCATGCCTAGCGGACCTATATACGGAATTACAATATCAAATGCAGACTCGTCTACAGGAGTATTTGTAACAAGTGCTACCTTGTTATATCCATCTGGCTGTGTAATTTTTATACTTAACGCACAAGCATGAGCTAACTTAACATAATCTGTAGAATCTGTGTTTAATGCGAATAGCAAGTAACCTCGGCTCATACTAACTCCATTAGCGATTGTATGTTAGCAAGGATACTAAATTTGTTTAATACATGAACGTCTTGATTTTTACAGCGAGACAAGAAATAGTTGTTTGGGCTGTGCTGATCCTTTGATACAAAGGTTAATTGATCGGATCTAATATTTGCAAGTTCGCTATTGTCATCGTAAAGCACAGGAACGGGTAATTCGCCGTGCCATTGATTTGTTCCGTGCCCACTCATGATGTGGCAAGCTACGCTAAACGCAAAGTCGTTTCTATACTTGTCTGGTGAAAATTCATACAGTCCAGCATAGTAAACATATTCTTCTCTGATGTGTTCTACTAAATCAAATACTAGTTTAACTTCTGGAGTCTTACTAAACATTATGTTAGTAGCCCATAACATATTAATGCTTGAGGGGTTTAGGATATATTCTGTAGGACGATATTGTTCTTCAAAAGGATTGTACATACCAGGAGTGATTAAGAAATCATTTGTATCTTCCCAGTATTGATTTAGCACATCACTAAAGATTAAAAAGTCGCTGTCAATAACCAACGTCCGATCATATGGTGTTAGATCGTATGCACTATTTCTATTGCTGTTATTAAATTCAATTAGATGCTTTTGGCTTGTAACCCCATCTGTTAGATATCTGTAGTTTGTTACAGAGGGCTTATTAATAATAATAATCTGATCAAACGGCAGAGAATCAAATTTAGACTTTATGTCATCTACTGTCGCTATATCACTGACTAAACTTACAGGAACTCCTAGATGTTTAGAGGCTAGGCCGGCCGCAAGCACAGCCTGACTACCGTAGTCGATAGTACCGTTGTGAGCAAATATCAAACAGCCCTTAGTCATAGATCGACTACGGCTCCTACTGATCGTTTCTTTTTTAGTGCTTCGATATCGATGTAGTATTGATTAACAGTACGGAAGTATCTATCCCAGCATACTCGTCTAAACTCTACAATATCCTGGATAAGGATAGGATCAAGTTTGTCATCTAACACAACAAGAGTGTCAGTACCATCATCTGGAATAAGCGTATTAATAAATGCTAGGAAATTTTTATCAAGAAAGAACCGCCCACCATTGTATGCAAGCGTAAGATCTACTTTAACTTTTTCTCTTAGACGTTGTTTTTCTAAATGCTGAGTATGTCTAAAATTGGAAAAATCAAGTGCCTTTTGTAACCTTTCGTCCATAAAAAATCCCTATGATATAGTATTGTAATTATACTATCTTACCATAGGGATTGTAAAGACTAGATTAAGTTGATGCGACTGTCCATGTAGTAGTTGTGATGCTTGACGGAACTATTCCTCCGAACGCACCAGCCGCTACGTTTTGATAAATGGCAAAACCAATACCGCCACTAACTGAATCTGGACCTAGTGTTGGGCTTCCTGTTGCTGTGTGATAGTCAATGTATCTAACATTAATTGAAACTGTTGTAGTATTCAATGCAGGTAATCCCCAAACTTCTACTTTGTTTTTTGAGTACGCACTAGTAGCTAGCGGATCTGATAATTGTAGCAATAAAGTTGATGATGTTGCTGTAAACAAGATATCATATTGTGGTGCATTTAGAACATAGGTAAAGCTGTTCATGAATGTTAGCCAGTTTTGATCTTGTGCAGATCCAGAAGCTGTTGGGAAAATACCTTGGAACGATACGTTACCGCCCTGATTAAAGAAGTAGGTAGTTGCGTTTGTTGAACTAAACGAAATATTAGTTGTACTTTGTGTACCACTGTTCGAGCTTCCGTTAGGACCACCCCATGAACCGCTGTTTGTGCTAGAACCAATTAATGTTTGTACTAATTGACTAGCAGCTACAGTTGTACGATTTGCGATAGCTGTAGTCATGTAACTGTCAATCGTGGCCAAGTTTGCGTAGGTAATTTTACCTACTAGCTGTGCGTAACCTGTGTATGTATTACCAGTTTGATGGATCCAAACTTTGTTAGTATCATTAGCTAAATTTTGCCAATGTGCGTGTGTAATCGTAGCAGATGAAGCAACAGAAGTAGAGCTAGTGATCTGATTATAACCAAAGTCTGGATAGTATGTGATAAGTCCGACAGCATATTGATTAACTGTTGTTGCACCTGATTGAGTAGTTTCAAACGCACCTCTATAATATGTGTTTTTGCTTACAGAATCATAATAGGTCGTAGTAGTGCCGATGCCTGCGAAAAATACAGTTCCGTATGGATTGTATGTAATAGTGGTTTGTAAAGTGTTTTGATCTTCTGCCCAATTATATTGTGGAGGCAACAGGCTGTACTGAGTAGGAGTATACACTACGTATTTTGGCCCGTAAGGATAGCCATCTCCTAATACTTGATTAACCTTAGTTTGTACGGTGTTATAGTCTGCACCGTAGATAATTGTTCCTGTACTAGCCATTCGTGATCTCCATTAACCTATATTTATTACGTTTTTAAAAAGGCTGATTGCTCTTTATTTTGTTCTGTGCTACTATTTACACTATAAATAGCTCGTAGAATGCTTTTTTGATGTATTGAGAATTTATATGGCATATTCGGACAAAGTAATAGATCACTATGAAAATCCACGTAATGTGGGCAGTTTGGACAAAAACAGTCCAGATGTAGGTACGGGTATGGTTGGTGCTCCTGCCTGCGGTGATGTAATGAAACTTCAGATTGAAGTACATGACGGAGTGATTACTGATGCAAAGTTTAAAACATACGGATGCGGAAGTGCAATCGCCAGTAGCAGTCTCGTTACAGAATGGGTTAAGGGCCGCTCGCTTGATGATGCTCAAAAAATTAAGAACAGTGACATCGCGGAAGAACTTGCTTTGCCTCCGGTTAAGATCCACTGTTCAATCTTAGCTGAAGATGCTATCAGAGAAGCCATAAAAAACTATAGAGAAAAACATGGAACCAATAACAATAACTGAGTCAGCTACTGCCAAAATAGTTGATATACTAGCAGAAGAAAACAATCCTGCTGTTTCCCTGCGTGTGTTTGTGCAAGGTGGCGGTTGTTCAGGTTTTAGTTATGGCTTTACCTTAGATGAAGAACAGGCAGATGATGATTTTGAAATAAGCAAGCCTGGATTTAAACTTTTGGTAGATTCTATGAGCTATCAATATCTTGTAGGCGCTACAATAGACTATAAAGAAGAACTAATGGGCAGTAGCTTTACTATCCAAAATCCAAACGCCCAAACTACATGTGGTTGCGGTTCATCGTTTTCAGTATAATGCTATACAAATCTCTTAAACATCACAACATACAACTAGAGCCCAAAGCCAAAGTAGAATTTGACGCAGGCGATGGTGTAATTCTAGTTCCTCCTACAGAATCCAAAATCTTTATACATTGGCTTAACGACAAGGGCCAACTTCGTAATACTTTTACTATGACATTTGATACCCAAATTACAGGAAAAGTACGCTTAATCAACGGTTTAGATAAACCCGCAACAATACATGTTATCCAAATCTCTTGACAACTGTGGTATTACCTGTTATACTATATAAACACAGTTAGAAAAGGACATCCTTAATGTACAGCATTATCCAAGAACTTGAAGCAGATAATTCACGTCTCGCCAAAGAAGCAATTATTGAGCGTGAAAAAGACAACGTAGAATTATTTGAAGGTTTTGAATTATCCCTTAGCCCCTATATCACATTCGGAGTTAAGAAGGTTCCTAAGCATGGGGGGCCTGATGGACAGGGACTGCCCTGGGCGGCATTTAAAGAATTGTGCCACTTGTTAAGCACTCGCAAACTTACGGGCGATGATGCTAAAAATGCGATTGAACTAGCACTTTCTGCAAGCACACAAGTACAGTGGAATGACTGGTATCGCCGTATTCTAATCAAAGACTTACGTTGCGGTGTTAGCGAAAAGACCGTAAATAAGGTTAAGAAGAACGCTGTGCCTGTATTTGAATGTATGTTGGCACACGATGGAGCCAATCATGAAAAGAAAATTAACGGTGTACGACTCCTTGAGCCAAAGTTGGACGGAGTACGATGCATCACCGTCGTTGACTTTGAAGCTCGTACCGTTGTACAGTACACAAGAAATGGCAAAGTATTGGAAAACTTTAGCCACATATCAGATAGCCTTTTGGCTAATATCGATGACTTGGGCAGATCGTATGTTCTTGACGGAGAAGTAGTTTCCAAATCATTCCAAGATCTAATGAAACAGGTACATCGCAAAGATGATGTACAAGCAGGCGATGCTCGCTTGATGCTGTTTGACATCCTTCCACTAAGCGAATTCAAGAAAGGCAAAAGTGTTATGGGCCAAAAGCGCCGTAGTACTTTGCTAAGAACTCTTAAGCCCATATTTGACAAGTGCGGCCATATTGATATTATTCCACAAAAAGAAATCGACCTAGACGGTTATGTAGGCGAGCTTGAGTTTAAGCAATTTAACAAAGACGCTATTGACGCCGGCTACGAAGGTATCATGATCAAAGTGCCAGATGCTCCTTATGAATGTAAGCGTAGCACCAGCTGGCTCAAACAAAAACCATTTATTGAAGTATCACTAACTGTTACAGCCGTAGAAGAAGGTACAGGCCGTAATGAGGGTAAACTAGGTGCATTAGTATGCGAGGGTGTAGATGACGGCAAACGAATTGTTGTTAATGTTGGTTCCGGCTTTAGTGACGCTGATCGCGATGAGTTTTGGACAGATAAGGAAGCAGTGGTGGGCCAGGTGGTCGAAGTCAGAGCGGATGCGGCTACTAGGAGCCAAGATAGTGAAGACATCTACTCGCTACGGTTCCCTCGCTTTTTACGGTTCCGCGGGTTTAGACAAGGTGAAAAAATATAAAATGGATAGACGGGCTGTTAAAGAATTAATGTACGGCGGCATCGCGGAGTTAATGCGTAACAGCCACTATTTTTATCGTAGCACAGTAGGTGCACAATACTGTCATTGGACTGAAGAAGGGCAAAAGGCCCTAGCAGAGTATATGACCATTATAGGTTATAAAATGATAGAAGCAGAAGAAGCAGATCTTGATAGACGAGCTAAAGATATTGTCTTAAGAACTTTGAAAGGAGATGTAAAGTAAAAAATGGCAAAAGATGATCTACTTGAATTTGACGGCGAGGTAGAAGAGGTTCTACCCAATGCGATGTTCCGTGTTCGAGTTAACGAAAACTATTCACCACTATGTGTGATATCAGGCAGAATGCGCCAAAACAGGATTCAAATCCTGCTTGGCGACAAAGTAAAATTAGAAGTTAGTACTTACGATTTGACCAGAGGTCGAGTCACTTATAGATATAAATGATTACAAGTACATAGCCCAGCTAGGGTGGCGTAGGTCAAACTTCATTCTCTTACGCTTTTCAACTAATTCCCAATATGTAGGCTTATAAGGCATACGCTTAGGCTTAATCTTTTTGTTGTTGCCCTTGGCACTATTACATTTAGAGCAAGCGCAAGAGCTGTTTTCCCAAGTTGACTTACCACCATGGCTTACAGGGTGTACGTGGTCAAGTGTAGCTGTGCGGCGATTTACTTCGCAACCACAGTACTGACATTTAAAATCATCTCGCAAGAACACATTCATCTTACTGTAACGAATATACCCTTTCTTTTTGGTAAATTCTTTCAACATGATAATAGCAGGAACACGAGTTTCCCATTTTGCGGAACGCACAATCCAATCATCGTGCCACTCTAACACGGAAACCTTGTCAAGGACCATGTAACGAATAGCTTCTTGCCAATCGATAACACTCAATGGCAAATATGAAACTGGACTTGCGTCTGAATTTAAAAGTAGAACGTCTGACATAATCACATATTTATAAGTGCGTGGATAACAGTGATAATTATAACACAAGGACGCTAAATGAACAAGGTTTTAATTACAGGACACCGCGGTTGGATTGGTAGCAATTTTACCAAATTATTAGACAGTCTTGGAATGTTTTGGGTCGGAATTGATCGTTTAGACGGCGAGGATCTGCTCAAAGATATAACTCCGTTTCAAGAGAAATTAGCGGATTGTGATATTGTAGTACACTTAGCCGCCACTCCTAGAATACCCGCAAGCTGGGCAAATGCAGATCACTACAGAGATAATAACATAGGTGTTACAGATCAAATCGCTCGTATTTGTGCAGAACAACATAAACACTTAATTTTTGCTAGCTCTAGTTCAGTATATGGCAACGGTGACGGCCCCCTAAATCCCTACAGTTGGACAAAGTATGCTGGCGAGCAAAGCATACAGATGTACAGTCGTAGCCGTAATCTAGAATACACTATCCTGCGTATCTTTACAAACTACGGAGAAGATGATCCTAGCGGACTGGTTATCAGTCGTTGGCTAGATCAGTACAAAAAAGGCGAACCGTTATTGTTAAGAGGCACGGGAAATCAAAGCAGAGATTTTATCCATGTTAAAGATACTTGCCGTGCTATACTAGCCTGTTGTTTAGAAAAGCCCTTGAATCGAGTATTAGATATTGGCACAGGAGTAAATGTAAAACTAATAGATATTGTCAAAGCATTTAATTGCGAATATACGACAGAACCTGAGCTACCTGGATATGCATCGTCAACAAGAGCTAACGCATACAATACTCGAAAATTTATTAACTGGACACCAGAATATCAACTGCTAGATTGGATCAAAGAGAATCTAGCCCTTGATCAAGGTCGACAGTAGTATTCCAGAATCTTCTACTCTCAATTCCTTTAGTTTGTGCGAACCGTTTGCTAGGACAACTAGGGCATACATGTACATGCTCGTTAGTTAGTCGTCTTGGATCCATCTGACTGACTCTCCTTTCAAATTCCCTACCGCAACAATCACACTTCAGTAATGCTACATTGTGGCTTCTAACATAGGAATGTAGCTTTCCGTTTTTGCTAGGCCGTGAATGCTCTTGTGTTATTTGAAATATTTGTAATAGCATCGGGTATTTACATTCGGAGTATAAAACGGCAAACTAAATAGCAGTATGAACCCGACTAAACGATCTCTACAGGAAGTTGCATCAAGTGCATCTGCGCTGAAACAGGCCAGATCCGAACCTATCCAACAAGAAAATCTTAATAAACCGTCTGGATTTTTAAAAAGTTTAATCGCACCTGTTCAACAAGGAATGAATATTGAACAGATGTTAGAAGCACAACTAGAAGCAGAAGCTCGCAAGTTAGAGCCTAAAGACCCTATTATTGAAATAGAGGAACCTATAACGGTTAACGCTCAACAAGACACTTTAACTGACATCAAAAGATTAGCAGGAATTAGATAATGACCATTTTATACATCAACACAGGCTCTAGCCCAAACAAAGGTGACGGCGATACCCTACGCACAGCATTTACCAAAATTAATGCAAACTTTGGGTTTCTGAGCACATCAAGCGGTGGTGTTAACACTATTATCGCTGGGTCAGGGATCCACATTAGCACATCAACTGGCAATGTTATTATATCAGCGACTGGGTCAGGATCAGGAAACGGAAACATTATCCAAAGTGCAACTGCTCCAATTCCTGCAAGCACTACAACCTTATGGTATGATACAGTAGGCGGACGCACTTATACATATTTTGAAGGTGTATGGGTCGATACAAATCCGGCCAACCTCTCTATTCCTATCGCCAGCACAACTGAATTAGGCGGAGTCAAAGTTGACGGAACCACTATCACCATTAACTCAACTACAGGTGTGATCAGTGCAAACAACACAGCAACTGGCGGTGGAAGCGCAGCCAATGGTTGGGAATTAACAAGCGGCACAGCAGTCGTAAATCTATCAGCTGATGGGGTTGTGTCATTTCCGCAATACAGATTTCCTGCTACACACGGTCAGCTAGGACAAGTATTGGTAGACAACGGCGCAGGTATACTGACATGGTCTGATACTAATACTTTAGTAAATGGATCATACTCGCTTAACCTAGCTAATAACGGTAATATTAGCCTTCCAACCAGTTATACCAATAACTCACTATTACAATCAGCGAGTCCTATAACACTCGATGCAGGCGGTAGTTATGCGGCATGGACTTTTGATACTTCGGGTAATTTAACATTACCCACACCTCCTGCTTTTGGTCCAAAGATCCAAGCATTTGGTACAGGAATGATTTTAGAAGTAACTGGTACCGCAGGTTCATATAATTTTCCTACAGGAACTACGACTACAAACTATGTTACAATGAGTCCTGGTGTTACATTCGGCACAGGAGCATTTACAATCGAAGGTTGGGTTTATTTTGACAACTTCTTAGCACCACAACCAGCACTTGGAACCACAACCAGTAGCGGCGGACTGAGCTTGGTATTTGCAAACAACGATACCATAGTTGTTGACTGTGCAGGTGTAGGACAGAAATCATTTACTATAGGCGCAGCGACCAGCGGCGGATGGCATCATTTTGCTGTGGCCCGTGATAACAGTGGAAATGAAATGGCATGGTTGGATGGCAATCCATCGACTAGCGGAGTACAAGTTGATTCGTTCAACTATAGCGGAGTAACTTCTCTAATAGGTAAGACTTATAATTCGCTATTCTTTGGTCAACTAAGTGCTATAAGAATCGTTCAAAATGCAATTTACACTCCCGCAGCATCGACCATCACAGTACCTACATTATTTCCAGTAAGTCAGCAACAACAGGTAGCAGGCACGGTGTTGTCGTTACCGATGATCAATCCGCAATATGCGTTTGTTGATCGTACTAATTTTCCAAATTCTCCTGTACAAACAATAACAGTAGTAAATGAAGTTGACTATGAAGTCAATGGTAATCCTAATATTGCATTAGGAACACAGGGTCCTATACAGACATTTACATTCCATAAGTATGGTGCTATAAGATTCCCAGACTATACTGAGCAATTCACAGCGTTCACAGGAACTGTTGCATGGAGCAACATCACAGGTATTCCAGATCTAGCCGCTGTATCAACTGCTAGCATCAATAACGGTGTTTACTCAATTTCAATTGGACCAGACGGATATCTAAACCTTCCTAACGGATTAGATGGTCAAGGAGCACTGATCCAAAGTACAAACCCAATAAGAATTAACAGCCAGGGTAACTTCTGGACTTTTAATAATGACGGCACAATAGTATTCCCTGATAGTACTGTACAACCAACAGCATTTAATCCCTACAGACATACTGTATTCTACGGACAAGTTACATTTAACAGCACCGTAACTAACAACTATGCGGCCAACGCTACAACTACAACTAATATATTAGAGCTACATCAGCCAACTGGCGGACATTGGACTTTTGATGATGCTAAAGATATCGGCATCCAGTTCGATTATTACAACAACACAGTTAATTCAAATGCTACAGCTACTATCATATTAGCACACGATACACAGTGGTTTGAATTTTATAGTAACGGCGGATTTGATGGTTCACAAAGTCAATTCCACGGAACACAATATGCTACGATTAAAGCAGGCACACTTGTTCTAGCAAACTCAACAGCAAGTATTACATTTGCCGATGGTAGCTTACAAACTACAGCATGGACAGGAACGGTTGCATCGTTAACTAATGATGGTCAGGCTGTAACATTACATGTTGGCGGACGAACAACGTTACCTGGAGATTCAGTTGGTACAAACTTCTTTAACTTTAACGTTGATGGCGATGGCTCAATACATTTTCCAGACGGAACTATACAGCATACCGCGTATGAAGGTCAAACAGGTACAAACTCTATAGACCTATCTGCGATTGATCGCGACATCATTCCCAACTTAGATTCAACTTACGATCTAGGCAGTCCAAGCCATCAATGGAAGAGCTTGTATGTAAGTACAAACACAATCTATGTTGGCAATGTTCCATTAACAGTTGACACAGCTACAAACACATTATTAGTTAACGGTTCACAAGTCTCAGGCAGTGGTGGTTCTGCTACTACATCAACACTGGTCAACAACAGTTATGCAGTTTCACTAGATAGTTCTGGAAACTTATATATCCCCTCATATATTTCAAATACCAATACAGGTAGTTATGGATTAGAACTTGTAGCTGGTTATCCCGGACAAGGAGTATCGATAGCTAATAATTCCGGATACCAGGTAGTGTTTGTACAAGATGATGGTGCCTATGTTCAAACTAGTGCGAACAACAGCGGAACAGTTTTCCATACATGGACATTTGGCTTAGATGGTAGCACAACATTCCCTAACGGTAGTAAGTTGGATGTTGGAACACCTTACAAATTTGCTACTGACAACAGCGTAACGCAATACATTGACCTGCGTGATGCAAGCGGTCGTGGTTTTTATACTGATAGTAATGGTTATACTTTAAGAAGCAATAACGGCAATAATTGGATATTTAGAACTAGTGGTGTCCTAGCATTGCCATATGATAGCTATTTAGAAACCACAGATACTAATCTAAAAGTAGGATCGCATGGACAGGTGGTTATCAGATCAAATGCTGCCACTGATGTAGGAACTAAGGCTTGGACCTTTGGCGCAGATGGTAGTCTAACATTCCCAGACAGTTCAGTTCAGACAACAGCGTATCCTGGAACTAAAATTGGTGGTGCTATCAACATTGGTACAACAAGCAGTAATATCTTTATACCAAACACAAACTACCAAGCACTAGGATTAATAAACAGTCTAGCTGGTGTTTATATCGAAGCAGGAACTCCTCAACAAGTTTGGCAATTTAACACAGATGGTACCCTAACACTACCTGGAAGTTTAACTGGTGATTCTGTATCTATACAAGGTGCTCCTGTTACTATAACTATCACAGACACTGGCGGTGTTTGGGGAGGCGCCCCTGGTACATAT